AGAGAGCAGTTTGAACGCCGAGTTTTAGAAACAGATGACTATTATAATGGCATTATAAACGTCAGAGTAGGCGGATCAAACATACTTAGACAGCGTCTAGAAGAACATAAAAAGGCAAAATAACAGCGGTTTTTGGCTAGCGCAGGCCTAACTTCATGCGCTCTAAACCTGGTCAATCGTGGTCACAGGGACGGAATTCCATGCCGCAATGGTACTCAACTACTACCCATTTATGGATGAAGATCGCTTAAAACCTGCGATTTAGTTGTTTGAAAAGGATAAGCAAAGGTAAAAAGAAGGGAGAAAAACCCTACGTTTGCTAGTATGTTAGCGTATATTAGTAAACCACCGTCATATGAAGACGCAACTCGAGGTACCGGATGACCGCCTCTGTAATGTTGCAACGCTAAGTGGTATTGTTCAACTCGGATAATATTTTTTTCGCCCGGCAACGGGTGAAGTGTGGCTGAACAATCTGGATAATGCTTAAATTGCGCTTCGCGCAAAAAACATGTTAGCACATCTAGCTAAACATCAAAGAAGGAAAAATAGCGTTGAGCGTAAGCGAAAACGCAAATGAGCGTTAGCTCATTTTTTAAAATAAATAAACAATAATTCTTTGGAATCATCACATGCGATTAGAACAATTAAAGACCAGCTACCTTACTGAGGGTTTAGATTATGAACAGATACGTTCAGTTCGACTATGGGAAAGCACAGGTCTAAAACTAAAAGAAGCAGCATTAACAGCAGATCAAATTCAGAACTTATTTGCTGAGATCGAAAAAGGAGCTACTGCCGCAGGTGGCAATAGAACCATGCTAGGCAAGGGCAAAGATGCTGTCACAGCAGTAAACAAAGCGTGGGAAGATCTCAAAACAAAGATTCAAGATTCAGGTCCTGTTAAAGGATTTGATCAAAAGGTCAGCGATGCACTCAGTAAAATTGGCTTGGGCACAGCTGATCCTCAATTCAACGGCGAAGTTAACAAATGGGTACAGAAGTATCGTGACTTTGCTAAAAAACATCCCATAGCACAAGGTGCTATCTATGCCACACTGATCGCTCTAGCTGGTATTTCAGGAGCAGGCGTTGGCGGCGCTGCTGCACTAGGTCTACTAAAGATGGCAGACAAACTATTACAAGGTGAACGTTTCAGTTCTGCTGCCTACTCTGGTGCGAAAACAGGCGCAATGGCCTACGGTGCTAGCAAGATTGGCGACATGATCAAAGGCAAGCCCGAAGGTGGCGTAGGCGGCGGTGAAATGTCGCCAGATATGCAACAGGGTCTAGCTTCTGATCAAGCATTCCAAGACCGTCTTCTTAATAAGTTTCCGCCTGATAAAGGATTTACTGTTGCCTCAGACGGCAAAGGTCTACAGGTATTAGATTCTGCAGGAAATAAAGTTTGGCAAGGTGATATTCCATTAAAAACCATGGATCCAAAGACCTTTGCCGATTTGACCAATGCTGGAAAAATGGCAACTCCTGGTATCAGCAGCGGATCAATTTCCAGTGATGCTATGGCGGGCGTTTCGGGTGATGACGCAGCATTCGATGCCATGGCCAAGGCACGTGATCTAAGAAATCAACTAGGCGGCGCAGCTGACGTTGGTGGCGCAGCAGGTGAAGTGGTCAAAGGGTCTGGTCAAGAAATGTTTAAGAGTTTGGCCACAGATCCCGCAGCCAATCCTACACTCAAAGCGTTAGCAGATAAGATCGCCAGTGGATCTTTCACTGACAAAGACTACGATGTACTAAGAGGTCAACTGGACAATGCTATTAGAATGGCAGACAACGCTGACGTTCCGGGATCATTAAAGATCGGTTCAGAAGTGTTCACTGGTGCAGACAAGGCTCGTATTGCCAAAGCTCACTATAACGTTGTTGATGCTATGATGAATAAAGCAGTGCAGATACAGAATTCCAGCATTGAAAGAACTGGTCGCGCTCTCAGTGAAGGTCAGGTCTACATGATTTTCAATCGTGTCTGTGCTAGAAATGATCAACTGCTGTCTGAAGGAAAGCTAATTGAAGGTCCATTAGATGCGATCAAAGGTATGGCAGGCAAGGCTGCAGGAGCAGTAGCTGGCAAGGCCAAACAGATTGGCGCTAATCTTACAACTAAAGTTACCGCAGACAAATTAAATTCTGCTTGGCAAAAGGCAGGATCGCCAACAGACTCTGAACAACTAAAAGCATTCTTAGGCAAACAGGGCGTAAGTCCAGAAGTCATTGACGGTGTTTACAAATCTTTGAAGATTCCAGCAGCAGCCGCAGCCGGCGCTGTGGATATCGAACAGGTCAAAAAAATGATTACCGCTTTGCCCACTGATAGAAAAGCAAGACTGCTAAAATACTTAACCAAACAAGCTGGTGCACAACCTGTGGCAGCGTAAGGAACCAATATGAAAATCAATGAAATATTAATCGAAAGCCAACTACAAGAAGGTCCTTTGATGAATAAGATAGGATCAGCTGTGGGCAAGGGTGTAGGCACACTGGCTAAAGGTGTAGGAGCAGTCGCAGGTGGAGTTGCAGGATTAGGTCGTGCAATCAAGAAAGGATATCAAGCAGGTAAAGCCACAGTTGGTGGCGCAGGTGACGATACAGCAGCAGCACCTGCAAGCGGTGGTGGCCAAGGTGCAGCCCCAGCAGGTGGTGGCGGTGCAGCAGCATCAGCAGGTGGTGGCGATCAAGGCGGTGCAGCAGGAGCACAAGGAGCACCCGGCGCACCTGGCGCAGCAGGAGCGGCTGGTAAAGATGGAGCACCTGGCGCACAAGGAGCACCTGGCGCAGCAGGTAAAGATGGAGCAGCTGGAAAAGCTGGAGCACCCGGAGCAGCTGGCGCGGCAGGTAAAGCTGGAGCAGCAGGAAAATCAGGTGCAGCAGGAGATGCAGGGGCAGCAGGCAAAGATGGAGCCGCAGGTGCAGCTGGAGATGCCGGCGCAGCAGGAACGGCTGGTAAAGATGGAGCCGCAGGTGCAGCTGGAGACGCCGGCGCAACAGGAGCAGCCCCAGCAGCTAAAGCTAATCCGGCTGCAAGCGGACAGAGAATTGAACCTACATTAGACGAACCAGCAGCAGCAAATCCAAAAGCAGACTCTGCATATGCACAGGCACAAAAAGCAATTGCTGGTCTTGCACCCGAACAGAAAAAAGAAATCGTAACTATGCTTCAGTCTGATCCTAAAGTTAAGGCAGCTATGGCTAAACCCGCAGCCAAGAAACCTGCTGCTAAGAAACCAGGAGCAGCACCAGCAGGCGGCGCAATGGGTGCAATGGTTCAACAACTAGGCGGAGATAAACCAGCAAACACAATGGCAAATGCTCCAGTGAGTAAGACTAATACTGCTAAACCAGGCAACCCTAACGCAGCGCCAGCAGCAGAACCAGCAGCAGCGCCAGCGGCAGCACCCGCAGCAGCGCCAGCGGCAGGCGAACAACCTGCACCAGCACCTAAAAAGAGAGCAGCACCTAAAAAGAAAGCAGCACCAAGTCAAGCAGAAATTGATGCCGATCGCGAACGTCTAATGGGACCAACTAGCGACAGCATTATTAGAAAAGGAAATCTTGTTGCAGAAAGTTTTAGTTTTTTTAGGAAAAAATAAAATGAGATTTCAAGAAATAGTTGAAGCCGGTTTAGTAGGAAAATTAGGAAACGCTGCAGGGGCAGGACTAGGAGCGGCCGTTAAAGGCATCGGTGGTGTAGTCAAGGCTGCAACAAAGGCAGGTCAACAATTTGCTCAAGGTGCTGACAACTGGAAAGGAACTGGAATGTTCGGTGGTCCAAACAAAGGTGGTGGTGATCAACCAACATCGGACACAACTAATCCTGCGTTAAAAGATGTAGATACTAATGACTTAAAACAAATATTAGCAGCAGCATTACAAGGTCAAAAATTAGACGGCAAACTTCTTCAGGTTGCTCAGAGTTTAGAACAGAAACTTTAAAAGAAAGGTAATCCTGATTTTTTAGTAGTTTCGAGATTTTCTTTAATAATCTCTCCTACAATATCTCTTTCTTCCCAACTTAAGGTCATGCCTTCGGCATAAGAAAGACCCCTCATAAACCAACACATCTTAAGGACGTCTTTCTTTATATCTCGGGCCTCTTTGTCTAAGTCTCTGGATAATTGTAAGATCTCGGGCACCGAGAGTTTTAAGATCTTACTTCGAAAAAATTTGATTGATCCATCGACACAGTCATATCAAATTCGTGTCCGCAACTAGAACATTTAACATGAACGTCTGGCATGTCTGCATCTTTTTTAAGCTGTTGTACATGAGCAGAAATTTTATCAAATACGTCTTTTTGAGCATTATCAATGAATTCTCTGATAAACTGTCTATCAGTAACTTCGCTGTCCGGAGTTTCGATCTTGCTAATACATCCAGCGATAACTTCAACAGTAAGCTCAGTTAACTTGATAAAACTTTCACCAAATTTTTTCATTTTTTCTTCATCGCTCATCTGATCATCATTAACAATGTTAAAAATTCTCTGCTGTTCGAATGTTTTAATATTTGTTTTGGTTAGTTCGCTATAGGTATAAGGTCTAATGTGTACAATTAACGGAGAACAATCAACTACTGATTGATATTTAAAATTTGATAATTCTTCTAATCTTCGAACTAAATCAACATCATATGAATTATCTTCTCCGCAGGCAACACACTCAGTAGAGACATCCATCTTTTCACCATAGGTAGCTACTCTAATAGCAATTAATACAGCATCTACATCAATACTGGGCATCTTCCACGGATCTAAAATAGCAGGAATACAGCTTTTTATAACTTCGACAGTACTCTGTCCGCTGAGCAAAGCGTCCGGAGTTTTAAACATCAGTTCGTCTTTAGCAGTCATAGCAAAAACAGGATAATCGCCATTGGCACTAACATCAAGAGACCCAGGGGGATAGAACTCGCCGCCAGACGGTAGCCTAATATAAATTTTAGGTTGTCTGAACCAATGTGTTAACGGATTCTGTCCTTTTTTCTGCATCTGTTCAATTTCTGCCATATTTTATCTCCAATAAATACAAATAGCGAAAAGTATTTATATGCGCAGATTTCTTGGAAAAAAATAATATATGGCAACTCCTGTTTCAATTGATATTCCCGGTATTGGTTTAATCGAAGCCAAAAACGCTGCCACGGAAGAAACCTTACGAGAAATTCTAAAGGTCATGCAGGGTGTTCAAAAGAATACTGCGGGCGGTAGAAGAGCAGGTGGTTCTGCCGGTCGTGCCGGTGGTCCCGGAGCTGATCCAGGCGGAACGACGAATAAAGCCGCCGATACTGCTGCAAAAGGCCTAGGAGCATTTGCAAAAGGCCTAGGCGGCGTGAGCATGAAGTTTTTAGAAATAGGAGCCGCTTCTGCAAATCTAATTAAGACCCTAGGCGGAGTCGGTGACAGTTTAGCAGGTGCAGCACAAGTATTTCAAGCAATACCGAAAATAGGCGGCCCTCTAGCTGCGGTATTCGGGGCAGTTGCTCATGCTGCTGAAACCTCTGCTAAAGCATATCAAAGCGCAGCAGCAGCCGGCGCATCTTTTGGCGGTAGCATGAATAGTTTCATTAAAACTGCCAGCCAAGCTGGCATGACTATGGAACAATTTGGTGCACTAGTCAAAAGCAACGGTTCAGGAATGTTAGGTTTTGGCGGAACCGTTGAAGAAGGTGCTAAACGATTTGGAGCAGTTTCGAAAGCATTGAGATCGTCTAGTAGTAGTCTATATGCTCTAGGATATTCAACTCAAGAAATAAATCAAGGTTTGGCTAGTTATGGTGATCTATTGAGGAAACAAGGTCTCCAGGGAACTAAAACTAATGCAGAACTAGCAGCTGGCGCAAAAAATTACATGAAAGAATTAGATGCGTTGGCAAAAATCAGCGGAGAAGATCGAGCTACCAAAGAAGCACAGATGAAAGCATTAGCTACCGATGTTCAGGTGCAGATGTCAATGGCAGGAAAAAGTGCAGAAACTAGAGAAAGTTTTATGAAACTTGTAGGAGGTTTTGGTCCTACTCTAGGAAATTTTGTTAAAGATTTTGTAGCGAACGGCACAGTGACTTCTGAAGCGAATGCAAAAATAGCAGCGGCTTTGGGTGGTCCAACTATGGACGAACTTCAAAAACTAAGAGCAAAATTAAATGCTAATCAACAATTAACTGCTGAGGAACAAGATAGATTAAGAGCTATTATTAAAAAATCAGCAGACGAAGGAGCAAAAAAATTAGGTACATCAATTGCTGCCAGTGGCGGAGCACTTGATGATATGGGTAAGGCTTTTATTGAAGGTTCTCAGATACAGATAGGGGCAGTGAAAAAAAGCGCAGAGGAACAAGCGAAAGCAGCTAAAGGTCAAGACGGATTAAATCAAAAAGTTGAAGAATCAAAAGCTAGATTGGCCGAAATGTCGAATGCTTTTAACCAGATATTATTAAACAGCGGTCTACTAGACACCATGATGAAAGCATTTGGATGGTTCGCTGATTTTGTTATGACTGTGGTTGTTCCGATATTTCAGGTATTTGGTTCAATAATCACCGCAGCCGTTGATATTCTAGACGTTGTGTTTATTCCGGCATTGGCAGGGGTAGCGGCTGGCTTATTAACTTACGGAGCAGCACTAGCGGCCAGTTCTGCAGCAAAAGCATATAATACCTTAACTACAATTTCAGAATCAGGTGCCAGAACCGGATTACTAACAGGATTAGCGGCACAAATTAAAGCTACTTGGGGAGCAGCAGCGGCAGCATTAGGGATAAGTGCTCCTATGCTCGCACTGGTAGTTGGAGTTACCGCAGTAGTAGCATTGTTTGTTGGATTGTATAGAAGCGGTTGGACATTTAGTTCAGCACTTGAAGCTATCGGTGATAATTTAAAAAGATTTGGTTTGAATATCATGGAGCTTATAGATGATATTAAATCAAAATTTTCTTTTATGGGCGATGCTGAAAGAGATCAAAGAAAATTAGAAAGAGACAAAGTACGAGCTGAATTAGATGCTAGAGAAGCTGCTAGAGATACTAAGCGAGAAGACGTTAAAAGAGATCGTGGCATAGACGATGATAGGAAAAAAAGAGATAAATCATACTTTGATACTAGGGATGAACGTCAAAATGCAGCCGATGCAAAAGCAGAAGCTGCTGCTACTGCCAATGCACCAGGTGGCAAAGATTACAATGCAAATGCTATAGACACCCTGAAACAATTTAAAGGTGGATTATCTCAGCCTGGCGCACAGACACAGACTCCGGGTGGCAGCACGGTCCCTGGTGCAGCACCTCCTGCTGTCAAGCAAGATGTTAAACAGAATATGGAGTTGATTAAAGCAGCTCTTGTTAAACAAGGTATCACAGATCCAAAAATGATTGCCGCAACCATGGGCAACGTTATGAAGGAAACAGGTGGTAAGAATATTTCTGAAAATCTAAATTACGGCACAACTAAAAATGATAGGATCCGAGATATTTTTGGTTCAAGAGCCGCAGGAAAGACAGATGCAGAATTAGATGCAATTAAAAAAGATCCGAAACAAATGGGCGAAATGATGTACGGATCAGGTACCAAGATGGGTCAACAGATGGGTAATACAGAGCCCGGTGACGGTTGGAAATATCGCGGTCGCGGATTTATACAACTTACCGGCAAGTCAAATTATGCCGCAGCATCTAAAGCAATTTTTGGTGACGATAGATTAGTTAAAAATCCAGATTTATTAGATAATCCACAGGTAGCAGCTGAAGTCAGTGCTTGGTATATGAAGAAAGGTCAGGCAGGTATGGCTAAGAAACTAGGCCTTGACACTGCGAACCTAACACAAGATCAAGCCAATCTGTTAGCAACAAGTCAAATTGCTGGTGGAGACATCCGTAAGAAAGGTAAAATTGGTCAAGAGATTTCTGCCAAAGTAGACAAGTATTCTGCTCAAATGGCCGGACTCGCAGGTGCTCCGGTGACTGCGATGCCAGCAAGTTCTACAGTAAACACTACTCTAGCATCAAATACAGAAGTAAACAATGCCGGCAATGCAAAACAAGGCAGCAGAGCTCAGCAACAAGCAGGTGGAACTTCGCGTCCTATGGCCCCTGCTCAAGAATCCGCTGAAACATTACTAGCTAGCTTAAATAGTAAGATGGATCAATTAATTACTATAAACCGAAATCTCAGCGACGTCAATGAGAAACAGTTAAGAGTGCAGAAATCTCTTAGCTCAGACGGATATGCCGCTGCCTAACTAAGAGAATACAATGTCCTGGAAGAAATATTTTACACCGGTAAAAATCGATAATCAAGGCGGAGGTATGAGTCCAATTTCGGGCAGAGGTCGTCCCGGCCCTGCGCGAGCAAATTATAGTAGTTTCCTACCAGATGTCTATGCAGGTGCTCCAAATCGTGTTGAGCGTTATATGCAGTATGACACTATGGATATGGACTCCGAAGTTAATGCAGCTTTGGATATCCTTGTAGAATTTTGTACTCAGAAAGATAAAGAAAATACCACACCATTCCACGTACAGTTTCGTGGACAACCAACTTCAACTGAAGTAAAGTTAATTAAAGAAAGTCTACAGAAGTGGAGCAAGATACAGCAGTTTGAAACTAGAATTTTCCGTATAGTTCGTAATGCGTTCAAATATGGAGACTGTTTCTTTGTAAGAGATCCGCAGACTAAAAAATGGTTATTTGTTGACGCTGCTAAAGTTTCAAAAATCATCGTTAATGAATCTGAAGGAAAAATTCCAGAACAATATGTAATCCGTGACATTAACTTTAACTTCAAAGAGATGGTAGCGGTTACTCCTCATGGTACAACTAACACAGCACCTAGCGGAACAAGTTCATATACCAGTGGTGGATCGTTTGGACGAGGAATGGTAGGCTCTGCTGCACAACCTCCAGGCACTAGATTCCATAATCAAACAAACGAAGTTACCATCGATGCTAAAAATGTTATTCACATTTCGATGTCAGAAGGACTAGACAATAACTATCCTTTTGGCAACAGTCTATTAGAATCAGTATTCAAAGTCTACAAGCAGAAAGAACTGCTTGAAGATGCTATCATTATCTATCGCATACAACGTGCTCCAGAACGTAGAATTTTCTATGTTGACGTAGGTAACATGCCGGCACACATGGCTATGAGCTTTGTAGAACGTGTTAAAAACGAAATCCAACAAAGACGTATTCCTAGCTCAACAGGTGGCGGACAAAGCATGGTTGATGCTAGTTATAATCCGTTAAGCTCATCTGAAGATTACTTCTTCCCGCAGACAGCAGAAGGTCGTGGAAGTAAAGTTGAAACACTGCCAGGCGGTACTAACCTAGGCGAAATCACAGACCTACGTTATTTTACTAACAAATTATTCCGTGCCCTACGTATTCCAAGTAGTTACTTGCCTACTGCTATTGACGAGCAGGCAAACAATTTTGCTGACGGTAAAGTAGGTACAGCGTATATCCAAGAATTACGCTTCAATGAATACTGCAAACGTCTACAATCTATGATTGTAGAAACATTTGATCAAGAATTTAAACTTTGGCTGTACAGCAACGGTATTAACATTGACAGCAGTATTTTTGAACTTAAATTTAATCCACCGCAAAACTTTGCTGCTTACCGTCAATCAGAACTTGACACAGCTAGAGCAGCTACTTTTGCACAGTTACAAGAGATTCCACATCTCAGCAAGAGATTTGCATTGAAACGTTTCTTAGGATTAACGCAAGAAGAGATCACAGAAAATGAACGTATGTGGAAAGAAGAGAATGGCGGAACACTAAAACCTGCCACTGACTCTGGTGCTCAAATGAGATCTGCAGGAATTACTCCTGGAGGCATAGCCGATGATGCTGCTAGCCAAGATGCAGAAGCTCCAATGGAAGCACCGCCACCTGATGCTGCCGCTGGAGGCGAGCCGGCAGCTCCTGCAGCCTAAACGCTAAATACACTATGCTTCTAAGAGAATTCATTTATTTTAAAGATTCCACTAACGATTTTGCTGTAGATCGAAGATACAGCAACGATCGCGATTCCTCTGTGGTTGAAAAAGACGATACTCGTAAAATTAGATTGACGTTAAAGCAGATCAATATGCTAAGAACTCAAAGCGAAGCTCACGAGTTTGAAGAAGAATCAGAACTAGAATTCGTAAGACAAATGTATGGTCAACCACCCGCAGAAGCAGCAGCTGAATAACGTAGCTTTTGTACTAGGAAACGGAACCAGTAGATTATCAGTAGACGTAAACACACTGATAGAACGAGGTAAAGTTTTCGGTTGTAACGCTATCTACAGAGAATTCCAACCCCACTATCTTGTAGCTGTTGACGTAAAAATGGTCAACGAAATCATTGCCAGCGGGTATCATAAGACCAATGAAGTCTGGACAAATCCTAACAAAGGTATACTTGATAAGGATTATGTTAAATTTTTTAATCCGCATAAAGGCTGGTCTAGTGGCCCTACAGCACTGTGGTTTGCAGCAAATCAAGGACACAGAAACATTTTTATTCTAGGATTTGATTACCAAGGAACGCAGGGCAGATTTAATAATGTGTATGCAGATACATACAATTATAAAAAGAGCTCGGATGCTGCTACATTCCACGGAAACTGGTTAAGTCAAACTGATAGAACTATAAGAGAATATAGAAATACTAATTTTTACAGAGTAATTGAACCCGGATCCTATATACCGGATAAACTAGCACCGCCGCATCATACGAACCTTCGACATATTAATTTCGAAGAATTTGAAAATTTTTTTCCCGGAACTATATATTCCGATCAAAATCATCAAAAAAGTACCATTTAACACCCTTTTGTAATCTTAGTGTTAAATAAAACGACAGCCTAACCATCTTGAAGGAGAATTAAACATGGCAGATAAAAGTAAATTAGAGCAGATGCTCGAAAGCTTGGTCAATGACGATCAAGCTAAAGCCGAAGAATTATTCCACGAGTATGTTGTAGAAAAATCTCGTGAAATCTACGAAACACTAATCGAAGCAGAAATCGAAGACGAAGAAGACGAAGAAGAAGTTGAAGAAGCTGCTGACGACGAAGATGCAGAAGAAGATAAAGTAGATGAAGAATTTGAAGATATCGCCGTTGAAGCAGACGACGAAATGGATATGGGCGGTGACCCAACTGACGATCTAGAAGCAGAACTAGACGCAGAACAAGAAGATAACGAAGAAGGTGAAAAGTCTGAAGAAGAACTTTTCCAAGACCTAGACGCTATCGTTGACGAACTACAAGCTAAGTTCGACGAACTAAAAGGTGGCGACGAAGGCGACATGGACATGGACATGGGCGGTGACGACGAAAAAATGAAAGATGATTTCGATCTAGCAACTGTTCGTGAATATGTAGAAAAAGTTCCAGCCGGTCACGGTGCTGAAAAGAAAGGCGCTGCTGAAAAAGCTGACAACACCAAGTCAACAATTGACAACATGAAAAATGACATGGGCGGTACAACTGCTAACATTCTAAGCAGCAAAGAAGATGCAGCTACTCATGCAGGTCAAGGACAGTTAAAAGGTTCAGGTTTATTGAAAGGAACTGCAAAAGAAGACAACGCTGGTAATATCAACGTTCCAGGCGGCAAAGCCGGCAGCGCATTTAGCACAAAAGAACCAGGTCATGGTGCTGAAAAGAAAGGCGCAGCAGAAAACGCTGATAACAAGCAAAGCCTTTTCCGTGGTCGTAGATAATAGGACTTGACAAAGGTGAAAACTACTCTATCAGAACACTTGAGTTTTGACCAGGCTAAGATTGTCTTGGAGCGAGATGAAGGCAGCGATGGTAAAAAGTCGCTGCATTTAAACGGCATTTGCATTCAAGGAGATATCCGAAATGCAAACCAGCGTGTTTATTCTTCTCATGAAATTGGCAGGGCTGTCAAGACGCTCAACGAACAGATCTCTGGTGGTTACTCCGTTCTTGGAGAAGTTGATCATCCTCAAGATTTGAAAATCAATCTTGATCGTGTTTCACACATGATCACTAAGATGTGGATGGACGGTCCTAACGGCTACGGAAAACTAAAATTACTCCCAACTCCAATGGGTCAATTAATACAGACTATGTTGGAGTCAGGAGTCAAACTAGGAGTTTCAAGCAGGGGCAGTGGTGAAGTTGATTCGCAAGGTAATGTCCAAGGTTTTGAAATTATTACAGTGGACGTTGTAGCACAACCAAGCGCCCCGGGAGCTTATCCTACACCAGTTTATGAACACTTGATGAACAACACAGGTGGATATCAGGCATTTAGAATAGCACAAGAAGTCAAAGGCGACACAAAGGCACAAAGATACATAGCAGAGAGTCTAAAGAGAATTATCTCTGGACTCAAATAATAAGGAGAATCACATGCTAGATTTCGTTAAACAATTGTTTGAAAACAATGTGATTTCCGAGGACATCAAATCGGAGATTGAAGCTGCCTGGCAAGGCCAGATTCAAGAAAACCGTGATCAAGTTACTGCACAATTGCGTGAAGAATTCGCACAAAAGTACGAACATGATAAATCCGCAATGGTAGAAGCTGTTGAATCCATGCTAGCTGATCGCTTACAAGCAGAGCTAGGTGAATTTGCAGAAGACCGCCAAGGACTAATCGAAGCTCGTGCAAAATATGCCAAGAAAATGAAAGATGATTCCAAAGCAATGGAATCATTTGTTCTTAATAACCTTAAGAAAGAACTTTCTGAACTACACGAAGATCGCAAACAAGTTGCAGCTAATGTTGCAAAATTAGAATCTTTCATCGTGGACGCACTAGCGAAAGAAATCGCAGAATTCCACACAGATAAGAAAGACCTAGCCGAAACTAAAGTTAAATTAGTTCGCGAAAGCAAGGCTAAGTTTGAAGCTATCAAGAAAGAATTCATTTCCCGTTCAGCTAAGATCATCGAAGAAACTGTGTCGAAAGGCCTGCGTTCTGAGATTACTCAGCTCAAGGAAGATATTGAAGCAGCACGTAGAAACGACTTTGGTCGCAGAATTTTTGAATCATTCGCTAGCGAATATTCAGCAAGCTATCTAAATGAGAAGAGTGAAACATCTAAGCTCATGCAGACAGTTGCACAAAAAGAAGCAGAGCTAGCAGAAGCAGCAAAAATTGTTGCAGACGCACAAAAATTAGCAGAAAGCCGTGAAACTGAAATTAGAATTATCAAAGAATCGGCACAACGCAAAGATATCATGAACGAATTACTTGGACCATTAACTGGTGACAAGAAAGAAGTTATGAAGGAACTGCTTGAATCTGTTCAGACACAAAAACTACACAGTGCATTTGACAAGTACTTGCCGGCCGTTATGGAAGGTCAAGCACCAGCGAGAAAAGCACTCACAGAGGCTAAAGCAATTACAGGCAATAAAGAACAGGCACCTACTTTCGGCGGCGAGGAAAAGACCGCTGAAATATTTGACATCCGCAGGCTTGCGGGACTAAAAGTTTAAGGAGAACTATAATGTCACAACTACTCGAGTCACGCTGGTCGGAAACCAAGGACGCTCTATTAGAGGGTCTTCAAGGTAACAAGCGTTCAGTTATGGCAACTACTCTAGAAAATACTCGCAAGTATCTGTCTGAGAGTGCCACTGCTGGTGCTACATCCGCTGGCAACGTTGCAACCCTAAATCGTGTGATCCTACCAGTGATCAGACGTGTTATGCCAACCGTTATCGCTAACGAGTTGGTAGGCGTACAGCCTATGACTGGCCCAGTTGGTCAGATCCACACACTAAGAGTTCGTTACTCTGAAGCTGGTGAATTTGATGCTGGTACAGAAGCATTGAGCCCATTCCAAATTGCTCAAGGTTATTCTGCTTTCAGTAACTCCAGCACAGCTAAAGCTGCTTCTACAGCAACTTTAGAAGGCGTAGCCGGTAAGAAACTAAGCATTCAAATCTTGAAGCAAACAGTTGAAGCTAAGACACGTAAATTGTCTGCTCGCTGGACATTTGAAGCTGCACAAGATGCACAAGCCCAACAAGGTATTGACATCGAAGCAGAAATCATGGCTGCTCTTGCACAAGAAATTACAGCTGAAATCGACCAAGAAGTTATTGGTAGCTTAAATGCATTAGCTGGTACAGTATTAACATACGACCAAGCTGCCGTATCTGGTACAGCTACATTCGTTGGTGACGAGCATGCCGCATTGGCAGTTCAAATCAACCGTGTTGCTAACTTGATCGCTCAGCGTACACGTCGTGGTGCTGGTAACTGGGCAGTTGTATCCCCAACTACCTTGACACTACTACAAAGCGCGACAACTTCTGCATTCGCAAGAACAACAGAAGGCACATTCGAAGCTCCAACAAACACCAAGTTCGTTGGTACATTGAACAGCGCAATGAAAGTGTACGTAAACGGCTATGCATCATCTGATGATGTTCTAGTTGGTTACAAAGGTTCTAGCGAAAGCGATGCAGCAGCATTCTATTGCCCATACATTCCATTGATGAGCAGTGGTGTTGTTCTAGATCCAGCAACTTTCGAACCAGTCGTATCATTCATGACACGTTATGGTTATGTTGAGTTGACAAACACAGCGTCATCTTTAGGTAACGCTGCTGACTATCTAGGCAAAGTTGCTGTTACAACAGCTAACTTGAAGTTTGCTTAATTAGTAACTTTCATTTTAATGAAATTCAAAAAGGCTCTTCGGAGCCTTTTTGTTTGACTTAAATATCAGGTGCAGATAGAATCAGATAAAGAATTTCCAGAATTACGAAAACGCATCGATGTATGGCGTAAACAATTTCCCATGTTCAAACATGATGTACATCAAATAGAACATATCATAGAAAAACACATTCAAAATCACAGCATTATAATGGTGCAGTTTAGACAGACTAAGAGCAAATATCTGTTGGAAAAAGCTCAAAAAGAAATTGACGAAATTAACAGAGTTCTTTCAACTGTAGAAAAAATTCAGTTAATGTCGATACTATCACAAGACTAAATACTATGTCTATCATTGGGCCGCAACTTTGCGGACTTATGCTGTAACCCGCAGCGTAGACCTAAAACGTCAACATAAGGAGAAACAAATGGGACGTCCATTATATAAAGATGTAAACGGTGACGTTGTCATCGGCACAGGCGCAGGCGCCACAACAGGTATTAGAGTAGATTTCCATGACGGAACTACATTAAGAACTGACGGTATCATTATCAAGCAGCGTGGAGCGAAAACATTCGTAGTAGCTAGAGTAGGCACACCTGCTACTAGATTTGTTTGCAGATTGGTTGACACAACACCAAATGCAGCTGGCGAGATGAGAATGGTTGGCTATCCAGGCGGCAACGGTAATGTAGAAGTACCAATCTCAAAAATCACTCGTAGAGTTGCTACAGGATTTCCAACAGTTCCAGTGATCAATTCCGAAGGACTATGGGACGGCGAAGATTCAGATGCTGCTACTAACCACAATCAAAAAAGATATACTTGGTTTATACAGAACGACTCATCTGCCGATGTATTAGTCTTAACAGAAATCACAGCACAGCTATAATTTAGGATAATAAATGGGACACGTAGTTAAAACTAACGGCGACTATTCGATTAAAACCGGAGAAGGCGCCACTATTGTTTTAGATACCGGACAAGGTGTCGGTACAACTAGAGTTACTGGAAATTTAGTTGTCGATGGCGACACTGTAACCGTATCTGCAGAAAACTTAAATGTCCAAGATAATATTATCATAGTAAACTATGGTGAAACTGGTGCTGGCGTTACTTTACAATATTCTGGTTTAGAAGTTGATAGAGGAACGCTGGCCCGCTCTGCTTTTGTTTTCAATGAAGCAGACGATACATGGAACATTGCTATTGTAGGTGGTCCAACCTCTTATAGTTTTACTAACAGTAATTTAAGAGTAAGAACTATCTTAACTAACTCCGATACTGACAACGGAGATCTTACTTTAATCGGCACAGGAACAGGTGTTGTAAAAGTAACAGGAACATCAAATTACGAAAATCAAGTCACAGATGACGACGATATTCCAAATAAAAAATATGTAGACGATGCGATTCTTTTTAATCCATCGAGATCTATTAACCAATTAGATACATCGGTGTTTATTGCGGACGCTGATCAACCTGGAACCACAACATGGATCGGAGCGACTCCTTTTGAAAGTGAAGTTGCAGTGATAGTTGATGGAATTCCAAATTCATTCTTCTACCCTAACAGGGCAAAGATTCAAGACCTTGAAATACAACGCAGCGAAATTAGCAACGTTGATACTAACTCAAATTTATTTTTGAGAACAAACGGTACTGGTAAAGTTCAAACAAATTATGCTATGCAGTTTGATCGAATCGCAGTAACACCGGCAGTTGTATCAAATTCTTCGTTGATATATGCAACCACTCCAGGTCCAGGAACCACAGGTTTAAAATTTATTAATTCATCTTACAACGATGAAATAGTTAGCAAGAACAGAGCATTATTATTCAGTATGTTATTTTAAGGATTCAATATGGCGATTAACAGCACACAATTAACAACAAACGGTGACTCAGCGGTTTATACTAGTTCTGGTACGAATGCTATCGTTACTCTAATAATTTGTAACACTGGAAATCCGGATCCTGCAGGTGTAGACGAAACGATTAATTCTTGTACTATAACTATCAATTTTGTAAGATTAGGTGATGTTTCAAATGTAACTAACACTGTGGTAAAAAATCTAATAGTTCCAGCAGGAGAAACTATATTTTTCTCAGATGAAAAAGTCGTATTAGACAACGGCGATCAGGTTCGTGCCACTGCCAGTGTGGCTAACCTATTAAGCATAACTGTGAGTACCTTACCAGTATGAGATATCTTAAAAATAAAACTCTATCTAAGTATAGTGCTAGTGACGATTCTCTATTCGTTAATCAATATGGTAGAGCGGTAATGGATCTCACAGGCGGTCTTAGAATACCAAAAGGTACTACAGCCCAACGTCCCTTGCTCACAGGTGTAGATATGTCAGGTGGTGCCAACGGAATGATACGTTACAACACTACAACTAATTCTATAGAAGCATACGTAGCAGGAGTATGGGAAATTGTTAGAGCTCCGGGAGCTACAGCTATCACAAAACAAACACTAGGCCCTGGCAACGATTTACAAACCACATTTGGTCCGTTGGTACAAGAACCAAGTTCAGAAAATAACATAATAGTTTTAGTTGAAAACGTTATGCAGATATCTGATACCAACTATAATTTGGCCTACAACTATCTAGGTGTACAAGGTGACACACGCATAGTGTTTACCAGTCCTGTACCAACAGACAAGTATATCACAATATTTTACGGATATTCTAACTAATCATGTCACAACTGGGGCGAATTTCAGGACCGTTACTACTCAACAATCTGTTGAGAGATGGTACCGATTTATCTTTTAGAAATTTAGCGGTCAGCCCTGACTTACTTAAATTAAAAGTCAACAACAACAGAGTTGGTATTAATACTGACAATCCGTCATTCGATCTTGATGTAGTCGGAACCACAAACCTCAGCGCAGATCTGACGGCTACTGGAACTACAGCTAGATTTGAAAATATTATTTTTAACTCTAACGGTAGCGTTACAACAGTAACAGGACCTATTATCATCAACCCTGCTGGTGGTGCAAATTCCTACATGGAATATCGTGGAAAGTCTAGAAGTGCGCAATTGGAATTTTTTGATAACAGAATTTCAAACACTATTTTAAATCAAAATATCGAAGTACGTCCTAGCGGCACAGGCGACCTCGAAGTATATGCAAACACAAATGTCTATGGAAATTTAAACACCAGTGTTGACATTAGACTAGACGGAAATGTTAGAATTGACGGATCAGCGATTGTTATTGGTAATAATCCCTTAGACACTGTCGCATTTGTTCCTGATTTTACGCAAGACATCAATCCCGGAGTAACCGGAACTTATAAACTAGGTGATACTGGGCTACGTTGGAAAGAAACTCACATCAACACAGCCAGCGGTTTTGTTAATACCAGCACAACTACCGCTATTATCAGTGAACAGCTAAGAGCTACATCAAACATTATTTCTACAGATCAGTCAAACGATAACATCGTTCTAGCGGCAGATTCTGGAAATGTTACTATTGAAAGTTTTACGTTCAACGGCAACAGCATTTCTGCTCCTTTAAATACCATTTTAAACTTCACAGGCACTGGAAGAGGATATGTAAGATTTGAAGGTACGAACGGATTTAGAGTTCCCTACGGTACCAGAGATCAACGTACTCCTTACGAAGCTGGAGCTACCCGTTGGAATTCTGACGATGATTGGTTAGAGTGTTTTGACGGCACAGTTTGGCAAGTGTCCACAGGTGGCGGTAAAACTATTTCTGTAGCGGAAATGGAAGAGACTGTTAACATATTCAACCTCATCCTGGCATAAAATCCAAAAAAAGATAAATATCATTAACAGAGGCAGATCAACCTTTGTTCTATTCCTGTGGTAAACCAGCATAGAGCCCCTGGGCTGAAAATTCGGTTAACGGTGAAACACCGGGTATTAAGGAGAGCTCATGGCTATTGGTCGCATTTCGGGGCCGCTCTTAAAGGCGAATCTCGTCCGTGACGGGGTAGATCTGGCCTTTGAGACCGACCTACTATACTTAGATGTCAATAACTCCAGAATAGGAATTAATTCTGCTGCTCCTCAATACGCACTAGATGTAGTTGGTACTACAAGAACCACAGACCTTAGAGTCGACAATCAATTTGATATCGGTAATTTCACGATTACTGGTAACACAATCAGCAGTGATCTAAACACAATAAATTTACAACCTTCCGGCGACGAGCCTGTAATCTATCATTCTAGATTACAGATCGACGATATTAATTTCCAAGCCAATGTAATTTCTACACTATCTTCTAACGTAGATTTAGAAATTAGAACCAGTGGAACTGGAGACTTGGATGTATATGCTGATACTAACATCTACGGCAGTTTATATGTAACTGGCAACATACAAGCCGGCGGCAACTTAACTATCGGCGGGGACATTACCATTGGTGATTCACCAACAGACAGCGTAGTGATCAATGCTAGGATTAACAGTGACCTAATACCCGAAACAGACAATACCTATAGTTTAGGTAATTCATCTTTCCGTTGGGCTAGCCTAACAACTAACAATTTATTTGCCACTACTTTAAATTTACAAACATTAACAGTAGGTAACATTTCGTTATCTAACTCAACTATTACTACTACAAGTAATACAGATTTAATTTTAGATCCAAACGGCACAGGGGTTGTTAGAACAGGCAATTTCACTATCGGAACCAACACAATTAGAAATACAGTGTCGGGTGCTATCACTTTGTTCGAAGCAAGTGGTACAGGCTATTTTAAAATCACAGGAACTAATGCCTTTGTTCCTCCGAAGGGTGGTAGCGGTACTCGTCCTACTCTATACGCAGAAGAAGGCATGACAAGATACAATACAGATTCTAAGGCATTAGAAATCTGGAACGGAACACAATGGGCTAGCCCTGCTGGTACTTCTGGAGCGGTCAGTGAAACACAAGCAGAAGATATCGCGGCAAGATTCTCATTAATATTAGGATAAGGGGTATAGAAAATGCCAACCGTATTTAAACATGCAGTAACTACAGACATTGGAACAGTTCCTATCGATGTATTGCAGATCGATGAAGGAGTCAAGTCCACAGTGATTGGATGTAACTTAGCCAACACCACAGACGATGACGTGATCGTAGATGTATTTGTAGTTGATGAAAATTCAACACAGGCATATTACGTTAGAGGTTTAATGATTCCTCCGTATAATGCTGCTAAGATCATTACAAACAGTGAAAAACTAATATTACCAGCAACTGCGGGTTTAAGAATAGTCAGCGATACCGAAAACAGTGTTGACGCTACCATAAGTTATGTTGAGATATCATAAGGAGACGTGCTATGAGTAACTATTTTTTAGGAAGATCTCCAGAAGAATTAATCGGTAATAATTTCAAATATTTCTACGCTCTAAGAAGAAATGACGAAGGCGATATTTGGTTTGCTAGAGTTAACATGTTGAGCAGAGAGGATTCTGTAACTATCAATAATCCCGGAACTGCTGAAGATAATTTTGATGGTTTCGAAGCTGGAGTGGATTTCTTTGACGGAAGAGATGCAGATACCAGAGAATTAGAATATCCAAATTTGAAGTACGAACAGTATAGATGGGATGATACCAGCATCTATTACTATATCGATGATGACGGTCAGCTGGTAGCAAGAACGCATACAAAGTACGCTTATCCGAGCGGACTATAACTGTAAGATGTAATAAATACATATAATTGATATTTGGAGCTATAAATGGCTGAGTTTAAACTAGGTAGAATTAAATTTGTATGGAAAGGTGCATGGGCAGCGAGTACAACATTCGTCAAAGATGACGTCGTAAGATATGGCGGTAAGTCATATGTTTGCGTAGAGGGACACACCTCAGGAATCGCCGCTGGCGGCTTCGAAACTGCTCTAACAGCAGGAAGATGGAGCTTAATGACCGACGGTCAAGCATGGAATAGTAATTGGGCCACTGGCACATACTACAAAGTCAATGACGTTGTGAGATATGGCGGACGATCATATATTGCTAACACATCGCACACATCTGCTGCTACATCAACACTGGGTCTTGAAAACGACCAATCTAAATGGGACATTTTCAATGACGGTATTGCATACGCTGGTACTTGGTCATTCCCAACACGATTTAAAGTAAACGATGTTGTGGCCTACGGTGGACAGCTTTACATTTGTACTACACATCATACCAGTTCTTCAGTATTCGCAACTGGGAATTTCGCAGTGTTTGCAACTGGTTTACAATTTGAAGGCATATATGACAACGCAACAAGCTATCAGCCAGGCGATGTTGTTGTCTACGGCGCAAACAGCTATGTAGCGATCCAAACAACTGTAGGTAATTTACCAACCAATCCTAGTTTTTGGTCAGCAGTAACACAGGGTGTACAATATAGATCAACTTACAGCGGTGCAACAGCCTATAGAAAAGGCGATATTGTAGCCTATGGTGGATATACCTATGCAGCCAAACAAGACACCACTGGCAATGCTCCTACCGACGCTGCAAATTGGGATCTATTAAACAAAGGTTATACATTAATCGGTGCTTACAGCGGCGCCACAGCATACAAGCCAGGTGAATTAGTCACTTATGGTGGTAATGTCTACGCTGCAAAAACAGACACTACAGGAAATTTACCAACCAGCACAGCACAATGGGATGTATTCACCAAAGGCCTTAACTGGTTAGGAACATACAGTGCAGGTACAGCATATGCCCCAGGCGATGTTGTAAAATACGGAGCAAGAATATTCGTTAATATCCAAGCTGGCACAGGAAATCTTCCAACTAACGTCAGCTTCTGGAACGTGCTTAACGACGGTGTTCGCTCTGCAGGTACTTACGCAGACGCCACAGAATATCTAGTAGGCGATATCGTACGCTATGGCGGTAGAAGTTATATCTGTATTCTAGGCCATACATCAAACAATGCAACTAACATAGAACCTCCAAATGCCACATACTGGCAGCTACTAGCAGCAGGTATGAATTGGAGAGGCAACTACAGTGCTGTTACAGAATATGAATTAGATGATGTTGTTAACTATGCAGGTAGTTCTTGGATCAGTATCGACAACGATAACACAGGAAATCAACCAGATGCTTCACCTTTAAGATGGGCATTGGTAGCACAGACTGGTAACTTATCACCAATCCTAACTACCACAGGTGATACTTTCCGTTACGGTGCATCAGCAGTTGAAAGATTGCCGGTTGGACAAGAAGGACAAATTCTTGTTGTAAACAACAATTTACCTCGTTGGGAAGATAACAACGAAACTAGAAACGTTTATTATGTTACACCAGAAGGCAGCAACTCTAATGATGGTTTATCATATAACAGAGCATTTGCTTCAGTTAGATATGCCTGCACACAGGTAAGAGGTGCTAACTTTACCGGCTCTATCAGCGGCACTACTTTAACTGTAACACTGGTAACATTAGGAACATTATCAGTAGGACAGGTAGTCTACGGTACAGGTATAGCACCTGTGAGAATTGCTTCTTTTGCTAGTGGTTCTGGTTTGACAGGAACATACAATTTAGATTCTGCAAGAACATTTTCAAGCGGCTCACTAAGATCAGCAAGACCTGCTACAATCTATATCAAGGCAGGAACATACACCGAAACATTGCCTATCGTTGTACCAGAAAGCGTACATATCATTGGTGACGGACAGAGGAATACCACAGTCCAACCAGCCAGCGGTGTTAGTGCTGACGGTTCAACTTTAAATACTCGTTCAACAATGTTCTTGATGAGTGATGCCAGCATGTTATCAGGTATATGCATGATAGGCATGACTGGTTTTGCGATCGGTGCAAGCCCAAGCAATATCACAACATCAACTGTTGGTGGAGTATTTGTGGCATTTAACCCTGACAGTCCAATATTAACTAAGAGCCCTTACATTACAGATTGTTCAGCTTTCTCATCAGGCGGCACTGGTGCTGTAGTTGATGGTTCATTACACTCAACTGGAAATAAATCAATGCTGTTCCATGCATTTACAAACATCAACGACAACGGTGTAGGTTTCTGGGTATCAAATGCAGGTAGAGCAGAAATTGTTTCTTGCTTTACATACTACTGCGCATTTGGTTATGCAGCATCAGAAGGCGGTCAGATCCGTGCGTTGAATGGTAACTGCTCATACGGGGAGTATGGTGCAGCCAGCGTGGGTTTTGATCCTTCAGAAACCCCAGTAACTGCGGCGTTGTATGGTCAAGAACTTAACTATCTAATTGAAAATGGCGAGTTCGTTAGCAGCGAGATTATCACTGGACAAAGCTCAGGTGCAACAGCACGAGTATTAATCAATCAACCTTCTGCTAATAAACTGTACTTTAAACAAGTTACTGGGTCGTTTACATCTGGTGAAGTTATTACCGGCGGCAGCGGAGCAAGAGCTACGGTTAATGCGGGCATTGGAGTAGCTGGACAGAAAGGATTTATTTTAGTAGTTGACGGACTAACAGAGGAACCAAGAGCAGGTGGATCTATCACTATCGCAGGTGATGCAGTGTCATACGTTATCCAATCTGTGTCTGAGTATACTGCTGTTCCTGCAACTTATAAACCAGCAGGTTTCGCGATCATTGTGTTAACTAACGAAAAAGGAACTAGTTCGGCAGAAGACGCAGCAACTACTATCAGATACAAATATAGTAAAGTACGCTTAACAGGACACGATTTCTTAAGTATCGGAACCGGAGGCATAGCTACAACTAATCATCCAAACGATCCGATCCAAGCTCCGTCGCAGGCTGACGAGGTTATTGAATTGTTCCCCGGACGTGTATTCTATGTATCAACAGACCAAGACGGTAACTTCCGTGTTGGCGAATATTTCCGAGTTGACCAAGCAACAGGTACTGCTACTTTGAATGCTAATGCGTTTAACTTGGCAGGTTTGAGTTCGTTACGATTGGGTTCGATCGGTGCTCAATTAGGAGCAACGATTAACGAATTCTCAACAGATGAAACATTAAGCGGAGCGTCTAACACCGCAGTTCCGACAGAATTTGCAGTTAAGACATATGTAGACAACAAGAGTAGTGAAACATACTTGCTGAATCTTGCAACGTCAGTGGCATTCGGCGCATAAATAAGGACTATAGAGGAAAAATAAGATGGCAAAAGCACTCGCATTTAATTACACATTCAATCCAGCAGCCGATTCGGTGACGATTGATGGCAACATATCGATCAAACGTGTGTTGCTGATAACCAATGTTACAGATAACATTGTTATCCAAAATTTTGCAGATCCTGCAAAGAAAATTTTAAGTCGCAGCTATGATCAGGATGCCGACGAAACTACATTCGTATTACAATACGACTGTGCTTCGATGAGCGCCAGCGACAACTTACAAATTTTCTACGAAACTGATACGATCAGATTCCAACCAGACGAAACATTTATTGACCCTGTGTCAAAAATGCGTGTATCTCAGCCAAATACGTTGATTGATACAGACTTTGAATATGGTCTACAAGCTACTAAATGGGAAACTTTAGAGCGTTTAAATCAAGTGCCAGCTTTCCACTCTGTAACAGGCGATACTCCTCTAACAAACATTTTAGATGTTACAGTCAGTGGTACTAACATTGTATCTGTAACAACTTCTAGTCCCCATGGTTTAACTGTAGGATTTCCGATTGACGTGCGAGGCGTTGACAGTCCTACAGCCGAAGGTACATTTATCGTTAAAAGAACTGGCGATACTACATTTACCTACGAAGCAAGAGCAGTTCAAGCAGGTACAGCAACAGCCCCAGTGAGTATTTTAACTTCATATGTGAATATTACTCCTGGTCGATTCTATGTAGGTTCTCAAATTCCTCTAGATGACAGTGTTTCAAATACCACAGGACCGATCGTAACTAACGCAGCTAGCCCAAGTACGCTAACTGTTAAGACCAACTATACTCACGGTATGGCTGTAAGTTCTACTTACTATCTAGTCAATACCCTAAGTAACTCAAATACAAGCTTCAGTGCTCTCAGCGTTAGTGCTGGCGGTGACGTTGAAGATCGTTCAGCGATCAGCTTATCGACTGGTAACTTCAGCATGTACGAACCATTCCACGATGGTACTAGACGTTTTGATATTTCAGACTCTGCTGTTGACACTATCAACGAAACACTGACAATTCCAAATCACGGTATGCTCACAGGCGATATGATCGCATATGTAGGCGTTAGTTCTGGCGGCGCATCACCTCAGGTAGCTTCAGTGGTTGGCGGTAGTTATCCGATTTCAGCAGGTAACTTGCCTGCATGGGCAGCAGGCACAGGTGCAGACGGCAAAATGCTATATGTGGTAAAAATCAACAACAACACCATTAGACTAGCTACCAACCCAAGAGATGCATATAATCAAACCAACTTAATTGGATTCACTGGAACAGGTTCTGGCACATTAACATTTGCACACTTTATACGTGGAACCGATGTTGAAGAATATATCAGCACTATCACAGCCGCATCAGGTAGTTCTGAATTAGTGGTTACACTAGTATCTGGGTTTACCAATGACATGTTAAAGATTGTTCCAGAACAACAGTTTACAATCGCTGAATCAGCAGTATCAGGATTGAACGGTGTTTATTATGTTAAAACCTCAGGTTGGGATAAAGATGCTTCGACATTTACTATAATTGGCCCAACAAATTCCTCGGCTGCGCTAGCAGCTCAGGGCGCATCACAGACCTATACCATGGTCGACACTGGCGGAAACAACACAACATCGTTTGATAGATACAATTTTTTATTAAACACAGGCATGAGAATCATCGTACACAATGGTCCAACGATAAACCACATGCGAGTATCGATGCACGATTGGAAATCTACCACAGCTAAGTTCTTTACTAGAGAAGCTATCCAGTCTGACCAGATCTTCATTAAAAATCACGGTTTAACTGTAGGACAACCGCTGATGTTGATTCTAGGTGGTAATACATTGTCCGGCGGCACGGCCACAGACACTACAGTTTATTTCACGAATGTGATCAACAACGACACAATCCAGATAATGACCACAGAAACCGGCTCAGCAGGTGCAACTGGTCCTTATTCTCCAACTGTCGGTGTTACCGCAGCAACATTTGGTACACTAACTGCTGCTACATCTTTAGCGGGCGGTATTTATTCGTTACACCCAGGATTCCAAATCGCTAACTTCACTGCGCAAGGTACATCGGGTGGTAACGGTACTGGCCGTGACAGAGCTATTGGTAAGTTTACCACTGGCCCAGGATACTTATACGAAGGTGTTCCTATAGTTATCAAGACTGCCGCTGGCGCTACACAACCAGCACCGCTCACAGCCACAGTTGATACATATACCGCATATCAAAAATACTATGTAAGAACTGTTCTTTCTGCAGATAACAGATTAGAATTTTCATTGGGGTTACAAGAAAGTGCTGGTCCACTGATTGATTTTTCCGGCGCAACCACTGTGGGCTCAGGTTTCTTTGGATTTAGAATCGATGAAAACATATACGCGAACTCGTTCTATCTAAAAAATCACGGCGGTCTTACTACAACGCAGACAGTCGGAACCACAGGTAGTCAGGGTACATATCCGGCAGGTATCGGATTCCCAGGACCATTGTTTGATAGAATTGTTGATCCGGGTACAGGCTACGATGGATTACCAAGAGTTAGAACTACACTAACCCAGGCGACTCCTATCGCTGGTCTAACAACTGCAACAGTTTATAACATGGTGCCAATCACCAACGATATCTGGAAGGTTATGGCTTGGTCAGATACAGCTCTACCAACTGGACAACCTACAGTACAATTTACCAACATAGCCAGCAGAACATCGACTGTGGTTTTTGCTAACTCTGCTGTGGTTAATTTGAATGCTAACAGAATTGTTATTCCGTCACAGAGACTAGGCCAACTTACAGAAAATTCTGTTGTTCGATACAGAGCACAAGGTAACTTAAACATTCCTAGTTCATACACAGGATGGCCTGGCTTGATCGACAACAATCAATATATCGTAAGAAACGTTGTATCTAGTGCGTTCTTTGAAGTAGGTTTATTTACAACTCAGTCTTATGCAGCCAACGCAACAACTATCGTTCTAAACGATGCTACAGGACTTGCCACTGGCGACACGCTGAGAATCACCACTTTCGGAACTACTAACCCTGTTAGAGGTGTTAATGGTCCAATCCAATGGAATGACACCAGTGGTTCATGGGGTACTAAGACTGTTGAAAACAACGAACTGTTGTTGATCACTAACTTAGTTGGTGCAACACTAACAGTTACACGTGGACACAGAAATACCACTGCGCTTCCAATCTTAGCCAACACCTATATACAGAAAGAATTTGCTTCTTTCCAATTGTTTGCCACAGAGCAGACATTGCCAAGAGCATTGAACAGCGTAGTAGGTACTACATCAACCAACTTATACCTAGCTACTGCACACGGTCTAAGAACAGGCGATACATTGTACTGGCAGTCAGGGGCATCAGGTAACCCAGCATATGTAACTAACTTCCCTTACTATGCAGTGGTCGCAGATGCCAACAACTTCGGTGTTGCTGATACACTAACACTGTCTCAAGCTGCTGTGTTACACGACGTAAACGCAACCACTGCCACTAGCTGGACACAATTTTACAGTTCGATTCCATTAACAGGCCTAGGTTCAAGTCCTTTGGGCAGTCATGTGCTTGAAGACACTTCTGCAACTGGAACTATCGACGGTGGCTATACCGCAACAGCAGTATCAGCAAATACTCTACAGTTCCAAACTGCATCACAGATTCCTAATAGAACTTTCACATTCTATCCTGAAGATTCGTTGGATCTATTAACAGGCGAATTCTTTATTAGAAATCACGGATTTACCACAGGAACCAAAGTTACCTACTCAAGAAATGCACTGACATTTGCGATAGGTGATGGATCAGGCAATCCTGTAGCTGGATATAACAGATTAGTCAATAACACAGAATATTTTGTTATTAGAACTAGTTTAAATAGCTTCAAATTAGCAACTTCTAGAGCTAACGCATTTGCTGGTACAGCTATTCTGCGTTATTCAAGTGCTGGTACTAGCGGTGGACACACTCTGTCAACAGCACAGGTCAGTGGTGAAAGTTTACAAGCTGGTCTAGCAACTATTATTGCACGTGATATCGTGTTTAACGGTTCTGACAATAACATAGTTGTTGCAGGTGCAGATAGAATTATCGCAACTGGACATGGTTTTAGATCAGGCGACCGAGTAATTTATCAAGTATGGGGTGGTGGCAGACAGGTTAACGGTCTAGTTAACGGACGTCAGTACTTTATTTCTAACTCTGTGTTTACTGGTGCACCATCAGGTGGTGCTGCCGCAGGTCAAACTGCTAACCAGTTCTCGCTACACAACACATGGGTGGGTGCTTATACTAACACTGACCGTGCTGACATTTTAGGTGTTGGTACTGGTCGAGTTCACCAGTTCAAAGTTACTAACCCAACAATGTTCGGAACAACATTCAGAGGCGAATGGTCCACAGCTGACAGCTACAGAGCGGGTGATGTTGTACTGTTTAGAAACAGCTATTACATGTCCTTAACTGGTTCAGACTTTGCCACAGGTACTTTGGTTTTCAACTCAGGAAGACAGCCAGCAGCAGAAAGCGGAGCGATCGAAACAAACTGGATGCCTTGCCCAGTGTTACCAGCATACGGCACAACATTCTTGACACAGTATAGAGGTGGTTCAAGAGTACGTCTAAGCAACACTGTAACTAGAGTAACTAGATTCTTTGATGCAGGTTCTGCTTCGCGTGTTATTGTAGCTGACGATAGAATTAGCTTTGCACAGGCTCACGGTTTATTCAGTGGTCAAGCAGTGATCTACAGAATGGATGCTAGGGGCGGATTCCACGGAGGTACTGGTGGTACTGCATCACCTTATAGAGGAACAGGCGGCTGGGCTCCACAGACAGCTATCGGCGGCCTAACTGTTAATAGAATCTATTATGTAAACTTCTTAAGCACTACTGATATCACATTACATACAAGTCCTCCACTAGCTGTTCGCGGTGGATCTGGCGACTCTGGTAGCTTTGACTTTGCAGTTGAATTGTCTGCTGTAGGCCAAGGCGAATTCCATAGATTTGAAGTAGTTAACAACGTTGTCTATGACCTGGAAGTATTGGCAGTTACTAACAATGCTGAAATGATTGTTACAGACCCATATCCATCACGTTCGATCACATTCAATCCGCAAGAAACCAACGTTCACGTAAGTGGTCTAGGTATGCAGGTTGTTGATATTGTTAACAACGTGATCTATATTCCAAATCACGGATTAGACACTGGTGTTAAGGTTTACTACTCTGCAGGCGTTATTGGTTCAGGTACAGCGATAGGCGGTCTAACAGACGGTACTGCTTATTTCATAATTAACTTAACTCCTGATCATATTAGATTAGCTTCTAACATCGTTAACGCTTATACAGGAGTAGAGATTGACCTTACTAACACAGGTACTGGTATTCTGCACTATCTAATCGCAGCTACAACATCTGGTTCTTCATGGATCAGATACAACGGTACAGGTGATATCAACACTGATACAACTGGTTTGATCACAAACTCTAGCCCATATTCATCACAGGTTGTTGGTAATATCAGAGACGGTGTATTGATTGGTCTGCCAATGATTGGGGTAACAGAAGTATATCCAAGACCAGATTGTACAAACGTACACAGACCATTCGATGGCGGTGTTGAAATCAACGCAAGTCGTACACCTGGTGTAAGTATTGTTCGTCAAACACGTAAGTACTTCCGTTATCAATCTGGTAAGGGTCTACAGTACTCAACTGGTATTAACTTCAGTCCAAGCATTGAAGTCAGCAGAATCGTACACGACGGTACAGCATGGGCAACAGTAACTACACGTAAGCCACATAAACTAGTGGCCGGCAATAAGATTTTTGTTCGTGATGTTGGATTTACCACAGAGTACGAAGCTGACAAGTGTGAAAGAGATCTAGCTTATATCATTGAAGGCGGTGCATATGACGTTGCTCTAGGCACAAACTATAATGCGATATTCTTAGGAATCGCTGAAGTTAACTCTTTAGAAATTTCTCAGCGTGTGATCAACAACATCACTCTAAGCAAGCAAGAAGTATCACAAATTACTGCGGTTTCCAGCGATGGCACAGCACTAAGCAGATCTAACGCATTCTACGATGAAGTGTTAGATATTGTACAGAATGGTAGAGCTGCTGCAAATGCAGTTAGCTATACCAACCCAAGTACAGCAACAGTGAGCCAGATCGCTGCCAAAGACAAACTAGTAGCCAACAAGGCATTTATTGCTGCTGAAGTTAATGCTTGGGTAGCTGTTAACTATCCAAACTCACAGCACGATGTGGCAAAATGTACTCGTGACGTAGGTTACCTAATCGATGCAGTGGGCTACGACGTATTATACGGTGGTAACTCTGCAACTTATGATGTAGCAAGATTCTTCTTCTACGTATATGAAAGCAAGAAACCAGGTACCAGTGCTCTACACAGAGCGCAGACAGTGGCAGCATATCAAAGAATTTCTGCTATTATCGATGATATCGTTCAAGGCAATTCGATCGTTAAATCTGTAGGTAACGCATTATTCCAGACAACTTCTGGTAACAATGCAAACTCAGGAGACGCTGCGGTTGTTGTTAGTTTAGTTGACATCGTTGTTAACTCTATCGACGAAGTATCACAAGAAGCTGGTCAAGCTGCGCTACCTGCTAAGGTTTATCCTTCGATTACATGGGCCGCAGCAGGTATACAGGCTGCTAAGAATGCGATCGATTCTGCCAGAAATACTATCATCCAGGATATTGTACGTGGTCTATACTACACAACACCTGAAAGCGGAAACTACTTCTTAGTAGATGCTACAAACTTAACTGATTTTAGCTTCCGCTACAGAACTACAGCAGTTCCTGCAGACCTAACACCAACAGGATATATCAGCCTTTTCGTTGAGTCTTGGACAGATGCTGCGGTACGTGCTGGTATGTTCGATGATCAAAACGGTCTATTCTACGAATATGATGGTTCAACATTGTTTGCGGTAAGAAGAAATTCTACCAAACAGCTTGGTGGTACAGTTACAGTTACTAAAAACTCTAACACAGTTACTGGTTTGAATACTAACTTCCAGAAACAATTAGACCAAAATGACTTTATCGTTATCCGCGGTCAAAGCTATAAAGTTACAAAGATTACTAGCGATACTGTTATCGAAATTACTCCTTCATATCGCGGCACAACAAGATCTAAGGTTATTGTTACTAAGACTGAAGAAGTTCGTTATGCACAGCACGAATGGAGTATTGATGTCTGCGACGGAACAGGCCCAACAGGCTTTAATCTAGATATCAATAAGATGCAGATGGCCTACATCGACTTTAGCTGGTACGGTGCTGGTAAAGTACGCTACGGCTTCAAAGGTACAGATGGTAAAGTTATCTATGTACACGAAATTAGACATAATAACAGAGAGATCGAAGCTTACATGAGATCTGGTAACTTGCCAGCAAGATACGAGGTTGTAAACGGTACAGCTCCGAGTTACGCTCCTAGCTTGTACCACTGGGGTGCTTCTGTGATCATGGACGGTGTGTTTGAAGATGACAAAGCATACTTGTTCACAGTTGCGTCTGGTTCTGGTGGTTCAGACACTATTACTATTCCAACAGCACTAGCAGGTATTCCTGTACCAGTTCTGTCTATTAGACTAGCACCTTCCGTTGACAGCAGTATTGTTGGCGCACTAGGTGAACGTGATTTGATCAACAGAATGAGTATTACATTGAAACAGGTTGGATTGGTTGTTACACAGACCACCAGACCAGCTTCTGTAAGATTGATTCTAAACGGAAACTTAGCGCAGGCTGCATACTTCAGTAATTATGGTGCTCCTTCGTTAACACAGCTGATCAAGCATACAGGTCAATCAACTGATAGTATCACAGGCGGCACTACAATTTATGAATTCCGTGCTGCGGCTAACAGTCCAGTTACAGCTGAACTAGAAGCATTGGCTGAAATTGGTAATTCGATCTTAGGCGGTGACTATGTATTCCCGAATGGTCCAGATATCTTAACAGTGGCTGTGGTAACAACTGATACTACAACTGCTTCACAGATTACTGCACGTATTACATGGTCTGAATCACAGGCTTAATGTGAAAAGGAAAGGAAGCAGTAGGACAATTAACTTTGTTCTACTGCTTTTTTTTAAAGGATTTAATAGATGGCAAAGCCAACCTCAACTACTTTAACTAGAAATCTTCGTATTCTCCCTACTGCTGGTGTAGATACGAGAACTGGTCAATTTGGAGAAATTGGCTACGATAGAACAACCAGTACATTGGTAGTATACGATGGTCAAACTCCTGGAGGATTTCCATTACTTAAAGCTGACCTAAGTAATCTCGAAGGTTCAGTCATCGATGTTAAAGGTTCAATATTCGGAGACGATTCTACTTTATTGGTAGATGCTGTAAGAAGTAAAATAGTTGGCCCAGTTGAAACTACTACAGTTTTAGCTAGCAGCGGCTTTACCGGTAACCTAACAGGTAATGTTCTTGGTAATGTCACGGGTAATGTTCTCGGTAATGTCACAGGTAATGTAAGCGGCAATGCTGGAACTATAACAAGTCAGGCTAATTCAGCAACTATTACAGCTTCGAGCACAAACACTGCTAACCAGATAGTGTTGCGTGACAGCAGTGGAAATTTCAGTGCCGGTACTATTACAGCCAACATATCAGGAAATGTTACCGGTAATGTCACAGGTAATGTAAGCGGCAATGCTGGAACAGTGACAAATGGAATTTATACTAATCAGACGTATACTGATCCTTCATGGTTAACTATAAATCTCAGCAAGATCACTTTTACAACAGGTCCAAGCATAACATATCAAGGAACTGGAACAAATCTAGGAGTTAGATCAACAACAACTAATCTAAATTTTGGATCAGCACCAATATCATCAAAAACATTTACAGTAGCAGATGTCAACGCTACTACCACTAGCAAAATTGCAGTATACGCACACCCTACTACAGACAACGGAGCTCTAGGAGGAGATGAATTTGAAATGGATCCTATACATATCAGCGCAGTATGTCTGACAAATGGATCTATAACATTTTATGCGAATGCTGGTCAAGGTCCAGTGAAAGGATCGAGAAATTTTCATTACGTAGTAATATAAATATAGTATAGAGGAATTAAAAAATGGCAATCATTCAATCAGGTGCATCAAGCGATTTATTAACAGTTGACTCCGGCTTCAAGGCTGCAAGAGTCAGTGTTCTTCCGCCGAACGCTACAGGATATTTTCAACTAGGTGCATTCACAGGCTCACTTTCCGGAACCGGCGTGGCTGCAAACTCACCAGTATTCAGTATGCGATGGGCACCAGCAACTGGCAGGATCGCAGTTATTAGACGTATAGGTATAGGCTTTGTTCAAACCGTAGGTTGGACTGCAGGTGCAGCACACGAATATTCATTGTTCGTTGCTAGAGGTTGGACAGCTAGTGATTCAGGCGGTACAGCGGTTACTGTAGCGGCTAACTCTAATAAAATGAGAACCAGTGGAGATCCTAGCGGTTTCAATACTCCGTCAGATATTAGGGTGGCAACAACTTCAACATATACTGCCGGTACAAGAACATTAGATACCAATCCTGTCGCAACTACTATATTTTCCGCAAGCCAGGTAGCTGTGGCTTCTGCAATATATCCTCAACAGTATAATTTAATACATGATGTTAACACTGGTGATCATCCTATCATTTTAGATAATAATGAAGGACTTGTGATCAATAATGTAACAGTATTTCCTGCAGCAGGAAATGCAAGAATGTTTTTCAACATCGAATGGTTTGAAACAACAGCATATTGATACTGTTAACATTCAACAAAAAGCCGACTCTAAGTCGGCTTTTTTATTACACTAAGTTTGAATGTAGATATTTTCTATAAGAAGCTATATTGGATCTAACAGTGGCAACTTGATCTGGAATATGTCTATTGAAAATAACTTCTTCGTGCAGATTTTCAATCTTATAAACTTCGTTGGTCAGCTTTAACAGAACATCTGTCATATCCTGTTTGAGTTTCCCCTCGGGAAGATTATTGATTTTTTCTAAGAACATATTTCGTTCTCTTAGAAAATTTTCGTTACTGGGCAGATCTCTCATTTTCTAATAGTAGTATTGTATTGATTTTTGTCTGTATGATCTGATTATTTAAAGTATTCTTTAAACCAGTGTGCATACTCTTAGGCAAGTTTTCAAAAGTACACCATGCTAGAGTTTCGACCGCAGTGGTTAAAAACTCATCGTTAACTAAACAAACATATGTGCCGTATTCAAAACCTCGGTCTTCGGAAAGATACAGCTCAATAGGGATAATTTTTCCCCTACTGAAATCATCTAACAAAGGAGCAGCATCGTCCAACAATGACGATTTTCTTGGAAAAGTGGGAACAGTCCATTTTTGATCTTCGAGGACCAAAAGTATACGTTCTGTTTTTTTAGATAAGAATAATAATCCTGCTCGCTGTTGCATGAAAATACTTATCAAGCATTCAGATCAAAGGTCCAATAACCTGGAGCATATTCTCCTTCAAAGGACTTGAGCCATTGCTCTCCGTCCCATTTATATTGGATGCCTGTTCTTAAGTTAGTAAAGTACTGAGGCGCTTCTGCGGCATATGGATCGAAAGACGTTATCCAAGTAGAGCCAGTCCATTCAACAATGGTATTGGCTTTGATAACAGGATCGTCACCGTTGAGATTTTTCCAAGCATCGGGTCCATCATAGGCATTAGCTGACGAATCGTTGGAAACCCACTTTCTAGAATCTAAAAATTGACCAACATTCTTGCTGTTATTAACGTCGTCTAACATCAAATAGCGTGTGCCTACAGGAATATTAGCGAAACTACCAAAGTTTCTAATAGGATTAAATTTATAAGGATCTATGATAGCAGTGACCGCAGGAATAGTATTTGATGGAATAGTGTCCGGATCGATATTGACTGTTATATATGTAGGATCTATTTCATTGATTTCAAAGCTTCCTATAACCTCATACCCGTTAGGCTGTTTAAACCTAACTAAACTAGTAGAAGAATAGTTTCCTATCTTTTCAAAAACGATATTCCAATCTATTCTCGGACCAGTTTTCAATGGAGGATCTAATTTCAGTGCTTTAACAACTTCGGTGGTATCTACTATTGATAGGTCGTAACCTTGTCCCGAAGGATTCTTTAATAATAGAACACCATAACCTGTGCTCCAAATACCAAGATTTACTTTACCGCCAATTTTATTTGGCACGGGCGAATTAAATTGACTTCCTACATTGCCCATGTCATTGTAAATTAGATCATCTAAGGATTTTACTGTTCCCTGATCTGTAAAGATATTCATAACCAATGATTTTACAATACCAAGTCGTTTAACCTTAGCAGGAGGAGTGATCCATATAGGAGTTTCAAATTCTATAGAACAGATATCTATATCAGATTCGGGACCTGCAGGAATAGTTCTTGAACTGAACTGTATATTTTTAATATCTAGAACGCTAAGACTGGTCCAATCAATATAGTTGTCTGTGGTCTGTATTTCTAAACTAGGATTAAACAGAACTAATATCTGTTCTAATAATTGTAATTTTTGATCAGTATTTGAAGTCCATATATCTGCTTTCATGCTGAGCTTATAAGGCGTAGGCATTAATCTTTCAACAGTATATGTTCCGCCTTGATTTTGTTGATACACAGGATTTCCCTGAGCATCAAATTCGGAATAGTCTCTTTCGAACACATTGACCTTGCTGATAAATTGAGCATCGCTGAGTCTACTGGTATCCATCTCTAAGCCTGTGATATAGCAGGCAATGCGAGGTACAGTAGGCATTTTGTTTTCGCTGTTCTCTTTGATTAACGCAGCAACCTGTCTGGTTAGATCTCCGTACATCACGGGTACATGTCGCTCTTCGGGAGTCTCACCGCCTGTTTTATATTTGAAGCCTATGAATACACGCATGAATTGTGTAACATATCTTCTTACCTGCCCGTCATAAAAATGATCCATTATTCATCCGCCTTTGGTCTAAGTGCTTTAGATAGACTTTGTTTTTCAGCGACCTGTTTGTCGTTAATTTTGTTAACTTTATCATTGTTGATAAAGCTGGTTTTAAGAGTATCTCTGGCATCTTTGCCTTCGAATGTTTCGCCTGGCGCAACGTCTGAAGGACCTAAATTACTCATAGTCATTCTTACATTATCTTCAATCTTAATCCATCTAGTTCCACTAAATCTAAACAATCTCTTAGGCATGTAATCTGTTCTTAAACAATATTGACCCATAATTGGATTCAATGGGAAAGCAATACCAGCAGTAAAGGCAGTACCATTAGGCGGTTCGCCATCGCCAAGTAAGTATCCTTCATATCCGGTGGTCCTTGGAGTTTCCATAACCGAGGCAGCAGTTGGATTGATGTATATAGGATTGCCGTTGCCGTCTGTTAATAAATTGCCTTCCGGATCTGTGGCCTGCAATTGAGATGATGCATCAATAGTTGAATTGTCAACAGTAAGTAGTTCGCTGTTGCCATTTTCATAATTTTTCTGTACAGTATAATATTGAGTAGTATCGTAACCACTCTTAGGAGAATCTGATTCAGCTTGATCAAGAACTGCCTGCGTGATCTGCATTTCTCTTTCGTAAGTTGACATAATATCACGTAGACTGTCGGCTAGTTTATAGTAGCTAGGGTTTGGAGGTGCTATTCCGGTAACTTCTCTAAGCACTTCATATTTCTTACCATCTGATCCGGTTACAATATCACCTGGATAATATGTAACGTCAGTACTCCAAGTTCCGACAAATCCTTCTGTGTTTGCTATGCCGTCTAGGATATCTTTAAATTCTTGACTATCTACTAGGGGTTTACATTTTGCACGATATAAATGTGGATACCAAGTTACAGAAAATCCCTCTGCTGCTCTAGTCACTTCTTCGATAACATAAAAACGTTTGAGTGCAAATGTTAGATCGTTTAGAGCGAACTCATCTTTGAGATGAGGTAATTCTAAAACATCGCCTGCGATTATTTTTCTGCCTAATTTATCAACAGTATCATTGATATGAAACGTAATAAAAATCGTATCGTTTTGTAAAAACAATCCAAATTGACTTAGATTAAAATCTGTGTCTTGGATGTTGTAAACACCGCGCATGATAAAAATGTCTGGATCGTATTTTCTATCTCTATTTTCTAAGAATAGCAGATCTTGGATATTAGTTACGCTGTCGGTAGCATAGGTGGGTGTAGTTGGCGTATTTTCTGCAGATGCGCCAGGTCCTAGGTATTTGTGAACTAGGACGTCAGTACCGCCCACCTGAAACATTTCCCAGATAGTTTTATCGATAAATTTATAGTCGTTGCCCTTTTCTGGGCGATAAAGCGAAAGTCTTGGCATAGTCATATATTTACCGCTACGATAAATACTTGTATGAGCCAAATTGACCAATCAAAACAAGCTGTATACGACTACTGTAAAGCCATGCTAGGCGATGGCATGATCGATATAGAACTAGATCCTATACACTACGAAACAGCACTAAATCGCTCTCTAGCGGTTTTCCGTCAACGCAGCGATAATGCTGTAGAAGAAAGCTATGCTTTTTTAACTTTGAATAAAGATCAAAACGAGTATATTCTGCCAAAAGAAATACAGCAGGTTCGTCAGATCTTTAGACGCAGCATCGGATCAAGATCCGGTGGTGGCGGTGGCGGTACAGTGTTTGAGCCGTTCAATTTAGCCTATACAAATACCTATTTGCTAAGTTCAACAAATATGGGCGGACTGTTAACCTATGAATTGTTTAGCAGTTATCAAGAACTTGTGGGTAAGATGTTTGGTTCGTTTATTAACTTCACCTGGCATCCACAGACTAGAAAATTAGTTATAATGCAAAGACCTCGAGGCGAAGAAGAAGTCATGCTTTGGGTTTACAATACTAAACCTGATTTTTCTATCATAGAAGATACCTACGCCGGCCAATGGATCAAAGACTATTCATTAGCTAACTGTAAAATGATGTTAGGACAGGCCCGCGAAAAATTTGCTCAAATAGCAGGACCCACAGGCGGATCGAGCCTCAACGGAGCAGCACTGAAAACCGAAGCCCAACAAGAAATTGAAAAGCTCACTGACGATTTGATGAAGTTAGTTCCGGGCGGCAGCGGTTATACTTGGATTATCGGTTGACACTATAAAAATGCGTATGCTATAATATTCTTAATTGGAGGATATTATGATCATAGGTATTTGCGGGTTTATTGGCAGCGGTAAAGATACAGTCGCTGACTATCTAGTTAATTTTCACGAATTTAGAAGAGAGAGTTTTGCGTCAACTCTTAAAGATGCAGTAGCGGCAGTGTTTGGCTGGGACCGGATGCTGTTAGAAGGACGCACCAAAGAAGCCAGAGAGTGGCGAGAGCAAGTAGATCCTTGGTGGGCACAACGTCTAGACATGCCCACACTTACTCCTAGATGGGTCCTACAATATTGGGGTACAGAAGTCTGCCGTAAATCCTTCCATGACGATATCTGGATCGCTAGCTTAGAAAACAAACTCCGCAACTCCAAAGACCATGTAGTAATCTCCGATTGTCGTTTCCCTAATGAAATAGCCAGCATTAAAAATGCAGGAGGCAAGATTATTTGGGTACAGCGAGGAGAACTACCCGACTGGTACGAAATAGCTGTAGAATCTAACAAAGGTCATAATTGGGCATTTCAAGAACTTAAAATGCGTAAAATCCATGCATCAGAAACTGCCTGGGTCGGAACCGACTTTGATTCGATAGTTGATAACAATGGAACTATTGAAGATCTTTACAATCAGGCAAAATTAATAATCAGCAACGAGGTCGCCCTGTCTCCAAGTAATGCCCAGTTTAGACAGCACTCGAGCACAATTGTAACAGATTGTTTTTAAATTGCTGTGACGGCAGTTATCTAAATTGCCGTCAATATGAAATACACTAAAAACTTCAGAGTGCGGTGATTTGAAACCGCACTTTTCGCACTGATTTTTTACTCGATATCCTGCACGTTTCCATCTTGGAATACCATGATGCAGTCCGTTAGTCATACAGATTTCACACAGGCTTCTATAATAAGTCTTTCCATTCTTTTTATAGTTAACGGCTCTAGGTCTTTCCCCGCATTTACATAGTGGTCTCATAACAGTATTTAAAAGATCTGGACCTTTTTGTCCCCTTTTTCTGCTAGTATAACAGGCCGTTTTTCCGATTTACCGCTAAATATTGTTACGAGAGATTTAACCTCAGGAGAATACAACATGGCACTAGTTTCCCCAGGCATTCAGGTTACCGTAATTGATGAGAGTTTTTATACACCAGCTGAACCTGGTACAACTCCGTTAATTGTTGTAGCTACAGCCGAGAACAAACTTAATGGAGCGGGAACCGCAACTGCGGCAGGTACTCTAAAAGCAAACGCAGGTAAAGCGTTTAGAATGACAAGTCAGAAAGATCTTGTTGATACATTTGGTGTACCTTTCTTTGAAAAGACACCTAGCGCATCACCAATTCACGGTGGCGAAAGAAACGAATATGGTACCTTAGCAGCATACAGCTACTTAGGTGTTTCTAACTCTGCATTTATTGTACGTGCAGACGTTGATCTAAATCAATTAGAAGGCAGAACCGCTGTACCAGGCGCAGAGCCAAGAGACGGAACTTGGTGGGTTGATACCCGTAACACAGCTTGGGGTATCCAAGAGTGGAACGGTGCAGCAGGTAGCACCACAGGCGGTCAAAAGTTCGCAGCTAAAACTCCTATCGTTTTAACTGATGACGATGCAGCTAAAATTGATCAAAATACATATGCACCTTTAGAATCAGTTGGTTCTGTTGGTGATTATTGCGTAGTAGCACTAACTGTTGGTAACGCAGCAGATGCTGATTTTAGCTTGTTCAAAGAAAACTTTAAGATCTACTACAAGAGAGATAAAAAATTATTAGGCGGTGACGCTTGGGTTCTAGTTGGCAGCAACGACTGGAAAGCTAGTCATCCAACAGTGTCAAGCGGAACTGTTTCTAACCTAACAGCTGGACACAGTTTCACAATTAACGGAACAACTGTAGCAGTACCAAGCGGCTCAACTGTAGCTGCTAGACTAACAGCATTAGTTTCAACAATTAATGGTTTGTCTATCACAGGTATTACTGCAAGAGAAAACGGCGGAAGATTGTTCATATTCACCGACGGTGCTAACGATGGCGGATTCCCAGGTAGTCCACAAGGTGCCCCTGGCGATTCATCTTTATCCAATGCTATCGTTATTGGTGCAGGAACAGGCACAGCAGTTGGAACTTCAACAGCAAACGCAGGTGATCTTGGCATTATCGTTGGAACCTACTATGGTCCAGAATTAGCACAGGCACCGCACACACAAGTTCCATTGTTTAAGACTTTCGATCCAACTCCACGTCCTACAGGTTCTGTATGGATTAAGACAACTGAGCCAAACAACGGCGCTCGTTGGAGAGTTAAGCGTTGGAACTCAGCAACACAAACATGGATTCCTTATTCATCACCATTATATGAAAGCGGACACGCAGCACTGTATTTCTTAGATCGCAGTGGCGGTGGTGTTAATATTCCAACAGACGAACTGTTTGCTCAATTCAATGCTGACGAAGAGTCTGGCTACGATACAAGCCCAGCTACAGCAGCATTTAGAGTGTGGAGACGTGCAAATACTGAAAGAACTATTATTAGATCTTCAGAAATCACAGTCGGAACATTTTCGTCTGGTTCGAAAACATTTACAATTTCTGAATCTGTAAAAGGCGAACTAGCATTGAGTTCACCATTTAGCGTTACATTTACCGCAGCAGGTACAGCAGCAGATGCACAAACTATCGCAGCAGCGATCAACGCAGCAGGTTTCACACACGTTGAAGCTGATGTTGAAGTAATTTCTGCAACACCAGCAGTTTATCAACTAGTTGTTTACCACAAGGTCGGCGGTGATTTTAGATTAAAAGACACATCCGGAACAACATTATCATCATTGTTCACAGGATTTAACATTGATTCTGGAGCAGGCACATTAAATTGCTACACAGCTCCAGCAGCTAGCGGTGTTGATTTTATTGCTTCTAACTGGCAACCATTTGCATCAAGAGACTTCTTTGCACAAGCAGGCGCACCATTAGACGAACCATTTGATGGTCAACTATGGTACAACCCAAGCTTCAGCGAAGTTGATATCATGATCCACAACGGTACAACCTGGGTTGGCTACAGACAAGCAACAAGCCCATACTGGGCAGGGGCAGATGCAGATCGTACAGATCCAAATGGTCCTATCGTAAGTGCTACACAACCAGAAACACAAAGCGATGGTACTGTTCTAAAGAATGGTGATCTATGGATCAGCACAGCTGACATTGAAAACTTCCCAACTATCTACAGATACAATGGTTTATCTCTAGAGTGGGATTTAATTGACAAGACAGACCAAACTACTGAAGACGGTGTTCTATTTGCTGATGCACGTTTTGGTTCTTCAGGAGCAACAGGCCACGTAGCAGCTACCATCAAAGATCTACTAGCTTCTAACTATCTAGATCCAGACACTCCAGATCCTGCACTATATCCAAAAGGTATGATGCTGTGGAATCTACGTAGAAGTGGCGGCAACGTTAAGAAATACAATAACAACTATATCAATACAGCAGAAGACAATCCACGTTTAGGTAATGTAAGTATGGCAGCATACTCAACTGATCGTTGGACCACAGCTTCTCCAAACAACGAAGACGGTTCTGGCGCATTTGGTCGCAAGGCACAGCGTAAAGTTGTTGTAATGGCAATGAAGAGTGTTATTGATACCAGTGAAGAAATTCGTGATGAAGAGCGTAGAAACTTCAATATCATCGCTGCACCAGGATATCCTGAAGTGTTAAGCAACTTGATCAACTTAAACATTGATCGTGGCGTAACAGCGTTTGTTGTTGGCGACACACCATTGAGATTGAAGAACAACGCTACAGAACTAATCAACTGGGGTACTAACGCAAGACTAGTAACAGACAACGGCGACGACGGTATTGTTAGCTTTGACGAGTATTCAGCAGTTTACTATCCAAACGGATTTACAACTGACCTAGGCGGTGCTAACGCAGTTGTTCCAGCAAGTCACATGATGCTAAGAACAATCGCCCTAAGCGATCAAGTTAGCTATCCATGGTTTGCACCAGCAGGTACAAGACGTGGTGGTATTACTAATGCAACAGCAGTTGGCTTTATCGATGCAGCAACTGGTGAATTCCAGACAGTGGCATTGAACGAAGGTACACGTGATGTTCTTTATGATCTAAAAGTTAATCCGATCCCATTCTTTGTTGGAGTTGGTCTAGTTGCATACGGTCAAAAGACTCGTGCAAGAAACGCAAGTGCGTTGGATAGAATTAACGTAGCTCGTTTGATTGTTTACTTACGTAGCCAATTGAATAAGTTAGCTCGTCCATATGTGTTTGAACCAAACGACAAGATCACCAGAGACGAAATCAAAGGCGCTGTAGAGAGCTTATTACTAGAACTAGTAGGCCTAAGAGCACTTTATGACTTTGCTGTGGTTTGCGACGAATCTAACAACACACCAAGTAGAATTGACCGCAACGAATTGTGGGTAGATATTGCTATCGAACCTGTTAAGGCCGTTGAGTTTATCTACATTCCACTACGTGTCAAGAACACAGGAGAAATCTAAAAATGGCAATTACATCATTAAATAACTACTCCGTACAGACAGCAGGCCCTGGTAGTAACCAGAGCTTGTTGATGCCAAAGCTAAAGTATCGCTTTAGAGTGATTCTTTTAGGTTTCGGTGTTGAGCCAAGTACAGAGTTAACAAAACAGGTCATGGATGTTACAAGACCTAAAGTTTCTTTCGAAGAAATGGACATCCCTGTGTACAACTCACGTGTTTACCTAGCTGGCAAATATAGCTGGGAAACAATGACATTGACACTACGTGATGACGCAAGCGGCCAAGTTACTAAGTTAGTTGGTCAACAGATCCAGAAACAATTCGACTTCATGGAACAGGCATCTGCACGTTCAGGCGTTGACTACAAGTTTACGACTAAGATCGAAGTGTTAGACGGCGGTAACGGTGGCACAGGCGCTGCAAGTGTGTTAGAAACATTTGAGTGCTACGGTTGCTTCGTACAGAACGCAGACTACGGTGATTTGAACTACGGTACTAACGAACCAGCAACAGTAGCATTAACAATTAGATTTGATAATGCTATCCAATCAGCAGGTACTGTTGGTATTGGAACCATTGTTGGAAGAACCATTGGTTCAGCTATCACTGGTCAGGGCGCATTCAACGGCTAAACCATCCAGTAAATCAAAGAAACCCGCAGAAGCGGGTTTTTTTGTGGCATAAATATTATTATGAATAAATTCGTGAGATATCTAACCCAAGGATTCGTCGGCGGCCTTCTAAATCCTAAAGGCAACATGGCTAACTGGCAACATGCCACGAGGCTATTTGTTGACGACAATTATAGATTAGCTCCTAGAACAAAGTTTATGTTCTATGCTCAATTTGAGCTAGATAGAACTGCGGTTAAATCAAACGTCTTTACAGAAAAACATTCAAATGAAATTGGTTTTTTGATCAAAGGAACTGATCTTCCTAAGTTTACTATTGACACAGTAACTAAAAATCAATACAACAGAAAAAAATTAGTTTATAAAAATATAACCTACGATCCGATCTCAATGACATTCCACGATGACAATGCTGGAATCATTAACGCTTTGTGGGCGATATACTACGGATATTATTTCCAAGATCGTGCATTACCGGATGCTGCTTTTTCAGATACAAAATACAGACCGCAATACGGACCATTAGATACATTTCGTTACGGTCTTGATAATGATAAGAGCGTTGATATTTTTAAAAGTATCAGTATCTATACACTAAGTAGAAAGCGTTTTAACGGATATACCCTGATTAATCCTAGAATACAAAACTGGGCACACGGATCCGTGGCCTATGGCGATAACGATGTTTTAGAAAGCACGATGACTGTTCAATACGAATCTGTAAGATACTCATCAGGAAACGTTAGTGTAAACAATCCTAAAGGTTTTGCTACTCTACACTATGATGTATCGCCTAGTCCTCTCAGTGTTGCTGGTGGCGGCGTTGCTAGACTTACTGGCACAGGCGGTGTCTTAGATGGTATCAGTCAGGTGTTTGGTGCAGTAGGTAGCGGTTCAGCTTTTGGTTCTGTAGGCGGATTTTTAGGCACAGCTATTGCTGCTGCTAACACTTATAATAATGCAGGACGTCTTTCTAAAGAAGGTCTTAAAGCTGAAGCGATTAACATTTTATCTAGCCCGTCGAATATCAGAGGGGCAGTTAATACAGTCAGTGGGGTTATAGGTTCAGCGTTTCCTTCAAACACCCAAGGTAGTGGCGGAACTACCGCTACTCAGAAAAATCTAACCAATAACAATCCTAGCGCAGGAACAACAATATGAGTATTACTAATTTACCGGTTCAAGGAACCGAAGACAGCGCAGACGGAACAAAACTATTCTTCAGTCAATACGGAAGACAACCTTTAGAATTTTCCGCCAACGAAGTTTCAGCCGCAGTAGGATTTTTTGAGTCAAACGGATTTGCAAAAGAAGCAGCCCAGGTCACAGCTTCTGTGATATTGACACAGGCCAAACTCGACGGAGTTCCGGTATTCAAACTGATCGATTCATTAAAAGTTCTTAACGGTCTACAGTTAAGTTCTTTGATAGGTGAAATATTAAACAACAATAGAAATCCTTCCTCTACTCTAGGATTTAAAACTAATAGTGTGTCAAAAAGCGATCAAGTAAGAAATATCGCTGCCTAACATCATGGTCAAGTTTGCCCAAGGACGTTTTGAAATGAAAAACCCCAACAAGTATGTTGGGAAGAAAATGCCTTTAGCCCGCAGCAGTTGGGAATTTGTCTTTATGCGAATGCTAGACGAACATCAAGGTGTTGAAAAATGGGCTAGCGAAAGCATACAGATACCTTATAGAGATCCGTTAACTGGCAAGTACACAGTCTATGTTCCGGATTTTTTTATCGTCTACAATGATAAAACTGGTAAGAAACATGCAGAAGTTGTAGAAGTAAAACCACAAAGTCAAACTCTAAGAGAGCACGTAGGTAAAAGCGCCTATAATCAAGAACAATATATTAAAAATCTAGCAAAGTGGGAAGCTGCTACTGCATGGTGTAAGCAACAGGGCATCAAATTTAGAGTGGTAAACGAAGGCGATATTTTCCATCAAGGCGGCAAACGTCGATAAGTACAATATGACCAAAAAATTAGAAGAACTTTTTAATCTTGAGGAATCTAATCCAAAGCCAGTGGAAACTGTCGAAGAGGAAAAGCCATCTCACCAAGAAGTAAAATCACTAGATGACAGCTATAAAGCAGTCGCTGAAATTACCAGAGGTCTTCCGCAGATCAAAGAGCTAGATGATCTAGACGAAAAAGAGCTAGATTCTCTAGCCAGTAAAGCAGAAGCTGCCTATGACGATCTAATGGATCTAGGCATGAACGTAGAAGTACGTTATTCGGGACGTATTTTTGAAGTGGCTGCAAGCATGATGGGCAATGCTATCAATGCTAAAAACGCTAAAATCGAGAAGAAACTTAAAGCTATCGATCTACAATTGAAAAAATATAAAATCGATAAAGATAACAATGAAGATCCAAATGATGTGATTAACGGCCAGGGTTACATTATCACTGACCGTAACGAGCTCCTTAAGAAATTGGGTCAAAAGAGCTAAATACTACTATGAAAACTTTTAAAGAATATCTTACCGAAAGCAAAAAGACCTACCCGTTCCGTATCAAGGTAGCAGGCGAACTGCCTGAAGGTTTTGCTAAAAAAGTCAAAGAATATCTAGGATATTGCAGAGCTAATTTGATTGAAAAATCAAAAACTCCGATACAGGCACAACCTCTGGATTTTCCAGAATTAAGTAATATGGAAGTGCATGTGTTTGAAGTAGTATGCGAGTATCCAACTACTGCTCCTCAGATACTTGAAAGAATTAAATGCCTAGTTCCTGAAAGTCATTTACGAGTAAGAAACGGCGGTGATCCAGGCGAAGCAGAACACGCAGGATTTAATCTAGAAGGTTCGGGTGAATCTATTCTAGAAGAGCCAGAGTATAATGATAAAGTCAAAGCCAAAGATTATTTCGGCGATGATTTTAATAAAGGTTTCTTAAAAGACCTTTCCAAGTCGTCTAAAGAACGCAAAAAGGAAGGCGTTAATACAGAATACAAATTACCAAAATCAAAAGAAGATAAAACTGGCGTTAAGAGCGCCATAGGGAGTTAATAAATGGATTTCAATCAATTACTAGCAAGAATGCAGGAACTAGATCGTCCTGTGGCCGAGACAGTACCTGCTGCTGAGAATTGCGGCGGGCCAATGAGCATGCCACCGAGTCCATCTACTCCACCGGTTACACCACCAAGCATGAGTGTTAACTTAAATGCTCAAGGTATGGACAACATCGAAGATTTACTAAAGTTAATTACTAAAGTTAATCCAGATATGGGCAAACCTGAATTACCACCTTTGCCTAGTTTAAGTATGCCACCTAGCATCACTTCAATCAAACCTGCAATGCCACCATTGAAAATGTTACCCGACATGGACGGAGACAACGACGATAAGCCAGGTGGTGAAATGGATGCTGACTACAACGACGACGGCAAGTTAGATCGACATGAGAAAGATCATGCTGACGAAAAACCTTTATTAAAAACTCTAGATAAAGATAAAGATGGCGATCATGATATGGACGATCATGATCTAGAAAAGAAGAAAGAAGGGTTCCAGGACGCTACTACAGAACCTAATCCTGAATACCAAGACACTGACTATATGGTGAACAAATTGGCAGGCGGAATGAACGGTCCTAAAAAAATGTACAAACACAGCTATAAGCAAGGTGATAATCCAATGGCAATGGAAGGTGAAGAACTACGTGCTTGGGTTAAATCTGAACTAAAACAACGGCTAGAAGAAGTCAAATCTAGGTAAATCAATTTAGCAATCAAATAGGCTCTACGGAGCCTATTTTTTTCAGTAAATACTCGTATGGCAAAATCACTAGACGGTAACCTAATCAAGAAGGCACACAAGCCTGAACGATACACATTAGAAGAAGTTAAGCATCTCGAAGCATGTATGGATCCAGTTACGGGTCCTTTATATTTCTGCAAAAACTTTTTAAAGATTCAGCACCCTGTTCGCGGTGCTATTAAGTTTGAGCCTTATGAATATCAAGAACGACTAATAGATGCATATCACAATAACAAACAATGTATTGCTATGCTACCCCGTCAGATGGGTAAAACGACCTGTGCCACAGGTTATCTATTATGGTACACGATGTTTGTACCAGAAGCACAGGTCCTGATCGCTGCTCACAAAATGGAAGGTGCACAGGATATCATGAATCGTTATCGATTCGGTTACGAAAACCTTCCAGACTTTATACGTGCTGGTGTATATTCATATAACAGAAATACAATTGAATACGATAACGGAGCACGTATCCAAGCAGTGACAACTACGGAAAATACAGGTCGTGGTAAATCTCTTTCTCTAATTTATTGTGATGAGTTTGCATTCGTACAACCACCAGAGAAAGCCAAAGAGTTCTGGACTGCACTATCGCCAACATTGTCAACAGGCGGTAAGTGTATTATTACATCAACACCAAACTCGGACGAAGACCAGTTCGCTTTGATATGGACTGAAGCTAATAAAAAGTTTGATGAATACGGCAACGAAAGCAAGTTAGGAACCAACGGATTCTATAGCTACTTCGCACACTGGAGTGAACATCCAGATCGTGACGAAACATGGGCTAAGATTGAACGTGCAAAAATTGGTGAAGAACGTTTCCGCAGAGAATTCGATTGCGAATTCTTAATCTTCGACGAAACTCTAATCAACGCAGTAAAGTTAACAGAACTTGCAGGAATTGATCCAATAATGACTATGGGTCAAACTCGTTGGTACAAAGATATAGACCCTAAGGCTACATATCTAGTATCACTTGATCCTAGCCTAGGTACAGGTGGCGACTACGGTGCTATTCAAGTGTTCGAAATGCCCACTATGGAACAGGTCGCAGAATGGCGTCATAATCTAACACCTATTCAGCAGCAGGTTAAACACATGCGAGAAATACTGCGATACATTAACGATCGTGGCCAGGAAAAAGGCGGAACTCCTCAGATATACTATTCAGTAGAAAATAACACCCTAGGTGAAGCTGCATTGATTGTTATCAGTGATATCGGCGAAGAAAACTTCCACGGACTGTTCTTAAGCGAACCTATACGTAAAGGGCATGTTCGTAAGTTCCGCAAAGGATTTAATACCACACACCGTACTAAGATCACAGCCTGTAGTCAACTAAAAAACATGATCGAAACCCACAAAATGGTATTGAAATCAAAGCCCTTGATTTCTGAGCTCAAGACCTTTGTAGCGCACGGTGTAGGGTTTGGAGCTAAAACAGGCGAGCATGATGACCTAGTAAGTGCAACTCTATTGATCATACGTATGGCAGATGTTTTGGCAGATTGGGATCCTAAGATTTACGAAAAAATGACGGAAAAAATCACGGAAGAACAAATGCCAATGCCAATATTCATTAGTACAGGTTTTTGATAAATATAACTATGGACGCAAGAAATAACATTTCAACTGATTTATTCTACAAAATTCGTAGCCGCTTCTCTGGCCTTAAATTAGGGGGAGAAGACGGTGCTATTACTATCAATCCAGAAGACGCTAGATTCTTCGACTTTGATTATATGGAGGGAGAAACTCCGTTAGGACATGTCAGCATTAGTTTAGCTGAACCCAATTCTATGAAAGTTTATTTCAGTACAGGAATCACTGAATCAATGGAAGAGTCTCAAAAAGACAATTGGTACGGTTTCCTTAGAGAACTGAGACAGTTTGCTAAAAAGCGTCTAATGGCGTTCGATACCCGAGACATTACTAAAGACAATCTTGATAAAAGAGATTATCAATTTTTAAGTCAAAATGCTCAACCTAAACCAGAAACGTCAGCGAATATTATACAAAAACCAGTCGGAGAAAGTGTTATGAGTGAAAGCGCAATGTACGGTACAAAGACCGTCAGCTATCAAAAATTAATGGATACACGTTTGATTATTAAGCATAGTCAAGCACTAGTAGACGATACACAGCCAGGTGCAAGAACTCGTCATATCTCTGCATTATTTGTAGAAAACCAAGACGGTGAAAGATTTAAATATCCATTCATCCATTTAGCAGGTGCTCGTGCTATGCAACGACATGTGGCCAATGGCGGATTACCGTATGATGATCTCGGTAAGAGTATTATCACTATGAGCGAAGAAATCGCTCAACTAAAAAGTTTTTCAAACTATGTTGTTCGTAACGATCTAATGAACTCAGATACTAACGGCATCGTTGAAAGAAGCTCACAGGCATTAAACAGTTTACGTGAACAAATCAAAGCATTGGCAAAACAAGGTCATTATGAGGCTTACAAAGAAAGTTTCCAGGCACGTGAACAGGTAGAAATTCCACAAGACGTAGTAGAAGATTTTAAAGAAAAATTCACTGTAAGAAATTTTAAAGAAGATATTAAATCTGTTTTCCCTGTACTGTACAGATTAATGCAAGAAGAAAATACCTTAGGCTATGACGACATAGTCGCAATGACTTCACATCAGGACGAAGAGCAATTTAATGACGATGTAGAAGTTTCTGAACAAATAGATGATTTTGAAAAATTTGAATCATGGGTAATGGGACTAGGTGAAGAAAGTGCTATTGCCAGCCAAGATCAAGAAGAACAAGCAGAGGCTATCAAACAATTACAGGAATTAGTCGGCGAACATTTCCCAGCAGGTGTAGACGGCAGCAATGCTATTGAAAGCCTTAAAGGTCTTATTGACGATCCAGAATTGTTTAAACAAATCAAAGATCAAGCCAAAGAAGATCCAGACAGTTGTGTTCGACCACTAGTAAAACAATGGCTAGAAGATAATGCTCCAGACGTAGTAAGCAAGTTAGATTTTGGAGATATGACAGAGCCAGGTCAAGAAGAACCAGAAGCAGGTGCAGAAGAAGTTCCTGCAGATCAAGCTGCTGCAGAAGTTCCTGCAGAAGAACCAGTAACACAAGGTGACGACAACGAAGAAGGCAGAGAAGGCCGAGGTAGAATGAATGTTAAAGAACTTGCTGAATTTATTACCTCGTTCTATGACAAAGATTCAGGCACATTCCCTAAAGGACCAGAAGGCGTTTGCACTATGGTAGGCAAGAAGTTTGGTGAACAGGCAGAACAAGTTGCTCGTAAATTTGTAGAAAGAATGGCACCACAACAAACATCTGAAAATAATCCAGAATTAGCAGAATTGGCTCGTATCGGAGAACTAGCAGGTGTTAGCGAAGGCCCGATGTGGGACAAAGTGAAAGCATTTGGAAAGGCAGCAGGTGACAAAGTCATGCGCCACGCAGACATAACTGGATATACAAAGGCCAAACAAAATTTTGAAAAATGGATCGATTCTCATCCAGAACTAGAACCAGAAAAAGAAAATCTTCTTTCTAAATTTGATGCAGAAGCAGAAGAAGATCCACATACTCCGTGGAACTGGGGTAAGTATGCACTAGAAAAATGGAAGGAAGAGAAAAAGTCCGGAGCAGTTAATCAAGAATCTAATGACGAATTATCAAGAGTAAAAGCGTTAGCAGGCATGTAAAAATTAATTACATATTAAAGATTGGGCACTTCGGTGCCCTTTCTTTTGTCAGTTTTACCAAATCATGTTAACCACTATCTGTTCCTTTGCGTTATATATATAGTTGTCGAATTTCTCGACAACAATAACAAAATGGAGATTTTCATATGAAATCAATCGTTGCATTAACCGCTGCTCTTTTCGCAGCCACAACAGCATTTGCACAAGCACCTGCTAAGAAAGAAGAAGCCAAACCAGCTGCACCTGCTGCCGCTGCACCGGCTAAGGATGCTAAGGCTGCTCCAGCACCTGCTGCTCCTGCTAAGAAAGAAGAAAAGAAAGACGCAGCTAAGAAGTAATGAGCGATTGAAAGGGCTCTTTTTAGAGCCTTTTCTTTTGGCAAAATAATCTATCACGTTTGAAAGAAAATAGTTTGCTTTTACTAAATAAAAAGCGCATAATATGTTTATGCGAAAGGCATATAAGTCATTTACACTAAGGCATAAGGAGGCTATAAAATGGCAACATTAGCAGAAATTCGTGCTAAACTTCAAGAAGCACAAAATAAGAGCACAGGCTCTACATCAAGCGGCGGCGACAACGCAATTTACCCACACTGGAATATGCAAGAAGGCAAAGAAGCCGTAGTACGGTTCTTACCTGACGGCAATGCCAATAACACTTTCTTCTGGGTTGAACGAGCAATGATTAAATTGCCGTTTGCAGGAATCAAAGGCGAAACAGATTCACGTCAAGTACAAGTTCAAGTACCTTGCGTTGAAATGTACAACGATGGTTCAGTATGTCCTATCTTGTCAGAAGTTCGTGGTTGGTTCAAAGACAAGAGTCTAGAAGACATGGGTCGTAAGTATTGGAAGAAGCGTTCATATATTTTCCAAGGTTTTGTCGTTGAAGATCCAATCAAAGAAGATAAGACACCAGAAAATCCTATCCGTAGATTTATCATTGGTCCTCAAATCTATCAATTGATCCGCGGTGCATTAATGGATCCAGAGTTGGATGAGTTGCCAACTGACTACCTTAAAGGTGTTGACTTTAAGATTGCTAAGACTAGCAAAGGTGGTTTCGCAGACTACTCTACATCAAAGTGGAGCCGTAGAGAACGTGCTCTAGCAGATGCTGAGCAGGCAGCGATCAATCAATATGGTCTTTTTGATCTGTCTGCATTCTTACCTAAGAAACCTTCAGATATTGAACTCAAGGTCATGAAAGAAATGTTCGAAGCGTCTGTTGACGGTGAGGCATATGACATGGATCGCTGGGGTCAATACTTCAAACCCGCAGGTATGGGCTCAGCCACAGGTGATCCTGTAGCAAAAGCCAAAGCGGTGCCATCATCCGAAGAATACGATGACGAACCTGTAGCAGCACCTGCTCCTGCTCCTAAAGCAGAAGCTCCGGCAGCAACAGCAGATGGTGCTAGTCGTGCGCAAGACATTCTTGCCAAGATTCGCGCTCGTCAGAGTCAATAATAATAAACAGAAGAGTATGGGGTAATGCCCATACTCTCTTACCATAATAGGAGATTAAGATGGCAAAATTAAGTAAACTAGCAAAGGTAAACGAATCGATTACTATCAATCGCTACGACAATGGTTGGATGATTGAAATTGGCGGTCGTGACAAAAAAGAAGAATGGAAAACCACTAAGACCATGTGTAACACAGAAGATGAATTAATTGCTGTGATCAAAGAGTGGAACTCAATGGACCTGGATAACTAATATGGCTAAAGCATTTGATATTTCTAAATTTAGAAAGTCAATTACAAAGTCTATTGAAGGCTTGTCAATTGGCTTTAACGATCCAACTGATTGGGTGTCAACAGGTAACTACGCACTGAACTATCTTATCAGCGGAGACTTTCATAGGGGAGTTCCTCTGGGCAAAGTCACTGTATTTGCTGGCGAGAGCGGTGCAGGTAAATCTTATATTTGTTCTGGTAACCTTATCAAGGCAGCACAAGCACAAGGCATTTATCCTATCCTAATTGATACAGAAAATGCACTTGATGAAGATTGGCTTAAGGCACTAGGCGTAGACACAGCCGAAGATAAGTTGTTGAAACTTAACATGGCTATGATTGACGATGTAGCAAAAACTATTACAGAATTTGTTGCAGAATATAAACAGATGCCAGAAGACAGTCGTCCTAAAGTGTTGTTTGTTCTTGACTCACTAGGTATGTTGTTAACTCCAACAGACGTTAATCAGTTCGAAGCAGGCGATTTAAAAGGTGATATGGGCCGTAAGCCTAAAGCACTAACAGCACTGGTTCGTAACTGTGTGAACATGTTTGGTTCATTAAACATTGGTCTAGTAGCTACTAATCACACATACGCTTCACAAGATATGTTTGATCCAGATGACAAGATCTCTGGTGGTCAAGGCTTTATCTATGCGTCAAGTATCGTGGTAGCGATGAAGAAACTCAAGCTCAAAGAAGACGATGACGGTAACAAGATCACAGAAGTTCGCGGTATCCGTGCGGCTTGTAAGATCATGAAAACTCGTTATGCTAAACCGTTTGAATCAGTACAAGTGAAGATTCCTTACGAAACAGGTATGAATCCGTATAGCGGACTGGTAGACCTGGCTGAAGCTAAAGGTATGCTCAAGAAAGAAGGTAACAGTCTTGTATATGTAACTAAAGACGGTGAAATCATCAAGCAGTTCCGCAAGGCTTGGGAGAGAAACGAGAATGATGGTTTAGATGCTATCATGAACGATATTTCTAAATATGGCGAAAAAGTCAATTCTGAGATAACTAATAATGATGTTGTATCTGAACCGGAGAGCGCAGAATGAAAGAAGATTTAATTGCCGACTTGTGGAATGTAGTAGTAGAACATATTCCTGAAAAACAAAAGAAAGATGTAGCACATGATTTTGTTAACACACTCATGGACTACGGAATCAAAGAGTCGACCGTTGAAAGCCTATTAGGTGTCGATCCTTACCTCGATGAAGCTATTGAATACGTCATTGACGGTGAGGAAATCCAAGAAGATGAAGATTACTACGAAGACGAAGACTAATGAATTGGTATGATAAAGTTTCGAGGGATATTAGTAACATCCCCGATGCCGTGGCCTATTATGAAGCCGAACTGTTAGCGGCAAAACAAGATGTCCGCGTAGCTGGTAACATCGAGAAAGCCTCAGCGCAGATGCCCGGCATCGTTGAAACTAGATTTAATCAACTTCAGGAAATTGAGGGTATCTTAGAATATCTCAATATCGAACTTCGTCGACTACGTAGTCAGCATTTTCGCAAGTATCTTGAAAACTATCAACGCAGCTTGTCCTCTAGAGACTGTGAAAAGTTTGTAGAGGGCGAAGCTGATGTTGTAGACTTTGAAAAGATCATCAACGATTTTGCACTGTTAAGAAACAAGTGGTTAGGCATTATCAAAGCCTTAGATATCAAACAGTGGCAGTTATCAAATATCGTTAAATTAAGAACTGCTGGCTTAGAAGACGCCACTCTTTAATTATACCAGTAAACTGCCCATATAAATAAGACTATGAAAATAGTCTTAGTTACAGGTGGGTTTGATCCCATACATTCCGGGCACATTGCCTATTTCAAAGCAGCACGTTCACTAGGTGATATGCTCCTAGTTGGAATCAATTCTGACGAATGGCTTGTTCGTAAAAAGGGTCGTGCGTTTATGCCCTGGAACGAACGCCTTTGTATAATCAATAATCTATCAATGGTTGACGAAGTTTATACCTTCGATGACGAAGACGGTTCTGCTAAAGAATTTATTAAACAGGTTCGAGCGCATTATCCAGATGCAGAATTGATATTTGCCAACGGCGGCGATCGCACTGCAAAAAATATTCCAGAAATGGACGTTGAAGATTCTAATTTAAAATTTGAATTTGGAGTCGGAGGCGAAGATAAAAAGAATTCTAGCTCATGGATTCTAACTGAATGGAAATCGCCCAAGACTGAAAGAACCTGGGGCTACTATCGTGTATTACACGAAATACCAGGATGTAAAGTCAAAGAACTAACTGTAGATCCTGGTAAGAGCCTAAGCCTGCAACGACATCGAGATAGAACTGAAATATGGTTAGTATCTGAAGGTCAGTGTATGGTAGAACATCACGGGCATGCCATAGAGACTGACGAATATCTAATACACACCCCTTTAAAGGAACATACTGAGTTTCATATTCCTAGAACTAAATGGCATAGACTTTTTAATCCGTATGAAACTCCATGCCGGATCGTGGAAATACAATACGGCGATAGATGCGATGAAGAGGATATAGAAAGAAGATGATTCCAATTTTTATAGGTTATGATCCTAGAGAAGCAGTAGCATTTCACGTTTGTACAAATAGTATAATCCGTCAATCAAGTCAGCCGGTGAGTATTAATCCGCTGGCATTAAACATTCTTAAAGATTATAAAGAAACACACACTGACGGTAGTAATCATTTCATCTACAGCAGATTCCTTGTACCACATTTAATGAATTATCAAGGGTGGGCTATATTCATGGATGGTGATATGTTACTGCGAGATGATATAGCTAAATTATGGGAGCTTCGAGATGAATCAAAAGCAGTTCAAGTCGTCAAACATGATTATAAAACCAGACTTACTGAAAAGTATCTTGGAGCGAAGAACGAGAACTATCCTCGTAAAAATTGGAGTTCTGTTATTCTTTGGAATTGTCATCATCCTGCAAATGCTACAGTAACTCCTGACTTTGTACAGAATGCCACTGGGGCACAGGTACACAGATTTACGTGGTTATCTGATGACCTCATAGGAGAGTTACCCATCGAATGGAATTGGTTGCCGGATGAGTTTGGAGCCAACCCCGATGCTAAATTATTACATTATACATTGGGTACTCCTAGTTTCCACGAATTCGCCACAACTCCTATGGGAGATGAATGGCACAGAGAACGGATCTATACTGAGTACTGTCTACAGCATAATCTATGATTTCTTACATTAAGAAAGATCTCTCCCAACAGTATAATATCGGAGATGATCTTTGCACTCCGGACAAATATTTTAAAATAGAATCTGAAAATAATCTTTTTATAATCGGCGGCGGTGCATACGTAGACCACGGATTAAAAAGATTAAAAAAATTAAATATTGATCCTAAAAAAGTAGTAGCATGGGGTCTTGGAACATCTGATAAAAAATTAACAGATAGTAAATTAAAATCTTTGCCTTATTTAGATTGGGGTGTAAGAGATCTTGATACAGTTTCAGCAGACAAATTCCTTCCTTGTGTTAGTTGTTTTAATCGACAGATAACATCAGCACCTAAAGACGATAATACCTTGATATTTTTAAATGCCAATGACAAAGTTTCTGGCGATATCGATATTGATCAACCTTATCTAACAAATGCAGTATCAATGGATGAATTTATACGACACTGGAGTATTTCAGATAAAGTTATTACAAATTCATATCATGGAATTTATTGGTCATTATTAACTGGAAGATCTGTAATGCCGTTCGGATACTCTTCTAAGTTTTTCAGCGTGTTAAAGATGTTTGAAAAAGAATTACCACAAGAAAACTTTTATAAAATAAAAAGCAAAACTGAGCTAACTGAATTATTATCAACAGCTATTAAAGATCCTAAATTTATATCTGTGAAAGATTCTAATCTCTTTTTAGATAGATTTAGAAGTTTAAATTATCAGTTTGCTGCGGGTCTATCTCGATTTGGTATTAGGTGCAGTCTATGAGTGAATGGATTTTTCTAAGCAAAGACGGCGAAGACGAATATATCAATATGTTCGCTAAAGGATGTAAATCTCCTATAGTCAGCACAGAACATTTTGTATACGAATCTAGTAATGCTCCTATAGTGCTTAGGGGAATAATGAAGCACAAGATCATGAAACAATGCTGGAATGACGGCAGAACTTTTTATTATGTAGACAGTGGATACTTTGGTAATCAACCAAATCCTCTCAATCCGCAAGGTTGGAAAGTTTGGCACCGTATCGTTAAAAACGATCTTCAGCACGACAAAATCGTTGAGCGACCCAATGATAGATGGCTGCGACTTAAACAGAATTTAGAACCTTGGAAAAAGTCTGGAAGAAAAATATTGATAGCGGCGCCCGACGAAAAACCCTGTAAGTTTTACGGAATAGATTTAGAAACGTGGATCAATGAAACTATGGAGACTATTAAAAAGTATACTGATAGGCCCATAGAAGTAAGATCTCGAGCACCTAATAGGATTGACAGGATACAGAATTCTACATTAAAACAGGCGTTAGATAACGATGTGTTTGCATTGGTCACTTACAACTCAAACGCTGCCACGGAAGCAGTGATGTACGGTTATCCTGCATTTACCCTAGCTCCAACAAATGCTGCTGGACCAGTTAGTTCTCAAGATCTTTCCAAAATCAACGAGCCTTACTATCCTAACAGAGATAAATTATATGCCTGGGCCTGTCATTTAGCCTATGGACAATTTCACAACGACGAATTAAAAAACGGAACTGCAAAAAAAATATTGGAAGAACAGCATGGATGAAATACTTTATAACTACATCAAGAAAGGTTGCAATAACGCAATAGAAAGCGATCCTAATTTAGAATCTACAAAGCCTTTGTTGATTCGGGGTATTGCTTCTAAAAAACATATCTATAAATGTCAGAATACCGGAAGAGATTTTTATTATCTAGACACAGGATATTTTGGCAACTATCCATCAAAACATAATCCAATAGGAAAAAAATTATTTCATAGACTTGTAAAAAATGAATTGCAGTTATCAAAGATTTTAGACGTACCCGGTGATCGTTGGGAAGCAGTGGCTAAAACTGATCCTAGATTACAATTTAAAGGTTGGAAGAAAAACGGATCCCATATATTGGTATTATTACCGACGCCTAAAGCATGTAAGTTCTATGGCTTCGAATATGAGCAATGGGTCAGTACTACTATCGAAACATTAAAAGCGAATACTGATAGAAAAATCGTATTAAGAGAAAAACCCGGTAGAAAAGACAGGAAAGTAATATCCAGTGTCTATGATCAGATGGACGGCGCCTTTGCCACAATATCTCTTAACAGTATCGCAGCTATCGAATCAATATTATACGGAGTTCCTCATTTTGCCGCAGTTTCGTGTTGCGGAACTCCTTTGGTATCAACTGACTTTTCTAAAATAGAAACTCCTTATTTTCCCGACGAGCGCCAGATACAATTAAAATGTAATAGTCTAGCTTATAATCAATTCACTACCGAAGAAATGAAAGACGGTACTGCTTGGAAAATACTCCAACAATATTAAAATGAAATTATTATTAAACAATAAAGAAATCGCTGCCTTTTTAGTAACACAACTAGATGTGTATAGTTGCTGTGAAAAAATAGAGTTCGAAGAAATAGACATGACTAATGTTAGGGTATTCATAGAACATGAAACTGCTAGAATAACCTATAACATCGACGATATGCGAGAATCTTTTAAAAAGAAAATAGGCAAGGCTGTGAGAAAAGATTTGAATCGATGGGTAAATGCTGTCAAAAATCAAATAGAAACCGTTAGAAAAGATTATAGATTATTAATTAACAGTCACACTGATTACTTTATAGAAAAGTTAGGTGAGAAGAATATATTAGAAGCCTACAGAAACAGCGAAGTTCACAATTTCGTTAAGAGTGTAGGTCTGCATATTGATCCTTCTGCAGAATTAATAAGAAGAAACGATTTCACCTCAGTCTCAGAAGATTGTGTCTTTCGCAATACCATAGGAAACGAACAGTTAATCATATCTAAGATCGATAACAATTATCCTTTCTGGTTTATAGATAGTGGATATACTAATTTTATAGAAAATAATAAAAAATGGCATAGGTTAGTTCGCAACCATATCCATTTTCATAAAGACTTTGAAGCCCCTGTTGATCGTTTAGGCGTTTTTACAGAATTTCCTAAACAGTGGCGCACTGACGGTGATAAAATTCTAATAATCGAGCCTGGTCCGTTTGCAGCAGGTATAAGTCGCATAGATTTAAAGACTTGGAAGTATCATATAGAAGCAGAGCTAAGAAAATTTACAGATAAAAAAATCGTGTTCAGAGAAAAGGCTCCTAAAAAACAAAGAGATCCGTTATATAAACATCTACTAGATGAAGATTACTATTGTCTGGTTAATATTAATTCAAATGCTGCTACAGAAGCAGTATGGGCCGGTGTTCCTGTGATAACATTAGACAAGCATGTGACAAATAGTATAGCCAGAAGTAAATTGTCGGATATAAATGATCTGTTAAGACCTAATTTAGCCAATTGGCTTTGTATGCTGAGCTACAGTCAATTTACCTACGACGAATTAATCAACGGAACTGCTGTAAAACTCGTTAATCAATACCATGTCTAAGTTAACCGCAGTCGCATATTTCAAAGGTATTCCTCCTAATAACAAAAATATGGAGAAACCTATGATACTGAATAATTTCTTACAGGGAGTAAGGCAGCTAGGCGACATTGCTATCAATAATCAAGAAATGAAGGTTATCCCCTGCGATGTTGCTCTGATACAGGGGTTTGTACACGACGACGGAAAACAATTACCTCATCTAGAGTTAAGAAAACAGGCAATAACTCAACAAAGAAACAGTGGCAAGAGAAGTTTAATCGTTGACAGTAATTTGTTTTTATATGCTGATCCAGGAAATACAAAAACATACCTTCGATACAGTTTTGACGGAGTATTTCCTACTACAGGATTTTATTTTGATACAGATGTTGATCCTAATCGATGGAAAAAAATCAGTAAGGACCTAGGATTAACCTTGAAGCCTTATCGATCAGATGGAGATCACATTTTAATCTGCTTACAAAGACACGGCGGCTGGAGTATGGGTGGTCTTAGTACTTTAGAATGGTTAGATCATACTATCAATAAGATAAGAGAACAAACTTTAAAGAGACCAATCATAGTTAGAGCACATCCCGGCGATCGCAGAATAAAATCAATGCTAAGTTTAAATTATAAAAATGTTTTTCTCAGCGAAAAAGAAAAATTAGTAGATGATCTCAAAGGAGCATGGGCCAGTGTGGTCTATAATAGCAGTCCTAGTGTGGCTAGTCTTATCGAAGGTATACCTACGTTCGTAACAGACCCAACACCCCAACACAGTCAAAGTTTTGGAGTCGCTAACACTGACCTTTCTCAGATAACTCAACCTCAACTACCTGATAGACAACAGTGGATTGAAAAAGTTTCGATGTGTCACTGGAATTTTGATGAGCTTAAATCTGGTGAGGCCTGGCAGTTTTTTAAAAAATATGTTTAAGCAAACTGCTGCCAGTACGGTTCTGTTCTAACTACCTTAAGATCTTCTCGTTTACTTCTACCGGCAAATTTTCTGTCACCTTTTAAGTGATCTAACCATGCTCCCCATTCGCTATTAATCAATGGATGGCCTTCTCCTACACTGTTTCCGACTCCGGGTCGTAGATCCCCGAGAGTTTCACTCCAACTCAGCTGATTAAGAAATGGCATCTTGACTCTGACAGCATCAAATACGAAGCTATCGTGCCACTCGTCTAATAAAAATATGCCACCTTCGGCTTTATCGTACATTCTTTGGAATTCCATCAAGAACATCTTGGTCTGCTCAGTTCTTAAATTCATAGAATAGAGGCCACACTCTGAAAATTTACCTTTCCTGCCGAGGTAGCAGAGATCTTTTTCACCGGGTATCATCCTTTGAAGGTCTGTCAACGTAATAGGGCTGTGGCAAATGGTGTCAGCGTCCATCCATAACAAAATATCGGCATCACAGTTCTTGGCACAATGAAAAATTGAGTAAACTTTATGACTAAATCTCACGGCATCCCACTTGAAGCCCTTGCCAGCATCTCTTCTACGGCTGCGTATCGGATCGCTTCTAACATCTCCGTTGGCCTTAGGAACACCCTTCCACTTATTTTTAAAATTTACCAAATCTTGACTGACTGCGTGGAGGTCTAGTACTACAAGATTGTCGCCTTTTTCTGAAACAGTAACATCTTCACCGTAGACATACAGTGTTACTTCTTTAGGCCATGTTTTTAGAAAGGTTTCTATCATCCTTTTTCCATACATCTCATAGCCCTTCTTGTGAAATGTCGTAACCACTGAATATTTTGTCATTTTTTCTTCCATATTTGATAACCTTTAGAGATGTCAGTTATAACATACTGACAACTTTTTAAGAAATCTGAAAATTCTTTATCAATATAATTTTCAGTATAAATCATAAGTGTTGGTTTTTGTTTAATTAACAATCTTTCCACTAATCTTAGATTTTTAATGCCGTCGACGTCAGTAAATATTAGATTAAACTTTGGCAAGTTTATTAATTCATCAAAAAACTCCTGATAGACGATATTTTTTCTTTTTACAATAACGTTATGTTCCTTGTAGACAAAAACTGTGCCAAAAATATTGGAAAAATCTTCGAGAAGATCCGCTGCTGAGTTTAAAACTAAGCAGGAGTCTACACCGTCGGCAGTTTTTGTAATTCTTTTATAGAACTTGTTCATTTTAGATTAAATACTATGATATTTATTGAGTAAAATATGAGATACAAACTTTATAGGTCCAACGGCGCACTAAACAGTGGCCCAGTCTTTGACGCATTTGAACAGGGTATCCGTAGCATCAAAGAATACCCAGTGTCCGATAGCGAGGATGTGGCAGTTATTTGGTCAGTGCTATGGAACGGCCGGATGCAGGCCAATCAACATATCTTTTATTCTTTCCAGAATAAGAAAAAACCTGTGGTAATCATAGAGGTTGGTAATCTCATCAGAAACAAGACCTGGAGGATATCACTTGACAATATCAATAGTCTTGGATATTTTGCCAATGACAGCGATCTGGATAAAAGCAGACCAAAACAACTAGGTATCAAGCTCAAAGATACTAACCCCAACAGACGTCCGGAGATATTGATAGCTGCTCAACATCAGAATAGTTTACAGTGGCAAGGTATGCCTCCTATGGTAGACTGGGTTAAGCAAACCATCGATAAAATAAGGCAGTACACTGACAGAGGAATAGTGGTTCGACCACATCCTCGTTCACCATTTACTCTAAACATACCCGGAGTTAGTGTAGAAACTCCTCAAAAAATCAGAGACAGCTACGATGATTTTGACATAGATTATAACTACCATTGTGTTGTTAATCACAACAGCGGTCCTGCTGTTCAAGCAGCCATTCAAGGCGTTCCTGTGATCTGTGACTCGTCTAGCCTTGCTGGAGAATTAAGTGGAACCTTTGAAAATATTGAAAACATTCAATTGCCTGATAGAAAAGATTGGTTGATTAAACTAGCCCATACTGAATGGACTGTAGAAGAAATAGCCCAGGGTATTCCACTCAAGAGATTGAAACCTAAACTTAACCAACTTGTAGCAAATTCCTTGCTTTCTTAAGTATGAATGTGTTAAAATTAACACATGCCGAACCATCTTTATTTCGAAGACGCCTTTGTGGAATTTTATTCACATGTAATGTATGGAAAAATTCCACTGCAATATCAGGATCAGCATCCCTGTGATAATTTTTACAATTTAATCACTGACAAAAAACAGTTGACCGAAAATCAAGGTCGGTTCATCGTCAAGATTTTAGAAAAATATAAGAAATTTTCTTCGAACCTCGGTCTTCGGTATCAACACCTACTAGACAACCCCAAGTGGAAAAATACGTTCCGGATCATTGATACTTCTAAAAAGATTTTCATCGAAAACGATGATCAAAATAACCTCTGGATCAACGCAAAATTTCCGTATGCTTTGAAAGATATCTTTCAAAAAGAAATTGTTGATCCTAGTGGATTAACTGGTAGTCATTGGGATCCTGAATCTAAAGTAAGAAGGATTCCTTTCAGAAATTGCAACATTATACACATTTATGAATTTGCTATAAAACATGGTTTTGAGGTGGATGATTCGGTATTAACTGCCATGAGCGAGGTGGAAGAGATTTGGAACAATGCACATGATGTTGTTCCATATTCAAAAATAATCGATGACAAAGTCTATCTCATAAACGCCAACGAAGATGTAGAAGCATGGTGGTCTGAGAATTCAACAGGCACTATTCAACAAGACATGTTTTTGGCAAAAACTGCTGGATTTCCTCTACAAATTGAAGAACAGGATCACAGCGACATTCTGGAACGCATTTCAACTTCAGAAGAAACTCATTTCTGGATCAAAGACAACGATCAGTTTTTTAATCTGTACAATACCCTAGGTGGAAAGTGTGCTGTGGTATTAGATAGAAACTGTGATGTCAAAGAATGGATCGGCGATTTTGTAAATTCTGCTGAAAAAAACCAGATCAATCGAAACCTTATAAAAGTCTGTTTTAGAGAATCTCAAGAAGATAAATCAGGTTTCAATGATTGGATCAAACAAAACAATTTGGGCGGTACGTTAGAAAATGCTGATATCTTTATTTTTCAACATAAGCCTCCCAAGTGGTTGTTCAAAGATAATATTTCTGTTAAAATAGTAGTTACGAATGGTTTATATCCTTCTACGAGTAATTTAACACAGGCATTAACAGAGTCACATCCCTGTGTGATACACCTTGGAAATATAAAGCCATCGGCACAAAGGAAAATAACAATTGTCGACTTGTAAATTAACAATCAAGGATGAAGTTAATATAAAATTTGATGGATTGGCTGTTGAAACTAGAAGAAAAATAGTCAACAAATTAAAATACGATCTTCCCTATGCACGACATATGCCTGCTTACAAATTAGGCAGATGGGACGGAACAAAAACTTTCTTCGGCATCGGCGGCACTGGATATCTAGCACATCTCGATGTGATTCTTCCTATAGTTGAAGAATCAGGATATGAAATAGAAGTTGAAGATCTTCGACAATTCCGTGATTTTAAATTTTCTCCAGTAACTGAAAACTATTGGGCTGATCAAGGCAAGACATGGCCCAAGGGTCATCCGGCCGCAGGGCAACCTATCGTACTTCGAGATTATCAGTACGATGTGATCAATAAGTTTTTAGAAAATCCACAGAGCCTACAAGAAGTGGCCACAGGCGCAGGTAAAACGATTACTACCGCTACATTAAGTCATCTCTGCGAACCTTATGGTCGCACTATGGTTGTTGTTCCAAACAAATCTTTAGTGGTGCAAACTGAAGAAGATTATAAAAACTTAGGCTTGGATGTTGGCGTATACTTCGGTGATCGTAAAGAACTAAATCGCACACATACTATCTGCACTTGGCAGAGTCTTAACGTCTTAGATAAGAAAAGTTATGATGATGATACGTTGACACTGGCTGAATTCTGTGAAGGTGTCTGCGCTATAATCATCGACGAAGTACATCAAGCCAAGGCAGATGTGTTGACTAAGTTGCTGACACAGAATTTTAAAAACTGTGCGATACGTTGGGGATTGACAGGAACTATACCTAAAGAAAAATGGGAGTTTCAAAGTCTACTGGCCAGTATTGGTCCAGTAATTAATCAAGTCACTGCTCACGACTTACAACAAAAAGATGTATTGGCGAAATTAGATATACAAATACTACAGACCACTGACGTAGAAGTATTTAGAACCTACGCAGAAGAATATGCATGGTTGGTAACTGATAGCAAGAGATTGGATTGGATCTCAGATAAGATTAAAAATATAGCCTCTTCAGGAAACACATTGATATTGGTTAATAGGATCGATACTGGAAACAAACTGGTAGAGCGATTGCCTGACTCTGTTTTCATCTCTGGCGCTGTTAAACTCGAGGATAGGAAAGACGAATATGATGAAGTTAAAACTAGCGATAACAAGGTTATTGTGGCGACTTACGGTGTGGCCGCTGTGGGTATTAATATTCCAAGGATTTTTAATCTGGTTCTTATTGAACCCGGAAAGAGCTTTGTCCGCGTTATACAAAGCATTGGGCGAGGCATTAGAAAAGCAGAAGACAAAGACTTCGTTCAAATCTGGGATATCACATCTACCTGCAAATACGCCAAGCGCCATCTCACTGAAAGGAAGAAGTATTACAAGGATGCTAAGTATCCGTTCACGATCACGAAGGTAACAACATGAAAAGATGGGACAGACTAAGCGTACCAGTGACTATTCCTTTCGAAGGAAAGAGAAAGAAATTCTTAAAACATCTTATAGAAAACAATAATTTTCAAATAATGATAGAGGTAGGGATTGACACAGGAAAGACTACTTTTTTCCTATTAGATAATATTCCTCATTTAAAAATTTACGCTATTGATACTGATATTAGAAAGTTTTATAATAATTCTATAAAAGAAAAATACGGCGATAGACTGATACCAATGGAAGGATATAGTCACGAAGTTGCTGATCAACTGCCAGACAATTTTGCAGATATAGTTTTCATAGATGCTGATCATTCATATGACGCAGTGAAAAAAGATATCGTAAAATACACGCCTAAACTAAAAAAGAATGGTTTATTAACTGGACATGATATTGACTATCCGGGTGTAAACAAGGCTGTTAACGAAATGATTAAAGATTTTGATGTTGGTCCAAATTATGTATGGATTAAAAAATAAAGGTAACTAAATGAGAATATTAACACTAAACAACACTTCATTTGATTTAAATGAACTACCGGACGAGGTAGATGACGACACTAGATTTTCAGTACTAGACAATTCAAATCCCAACGATCCTGATTTCTTTTTCATGCCGTTGATCTTTTTAGAGTCATTCAACTCACCAGCAATTTTGTTGAATATCGGCGGTTATGAATTACAGATGCCCTTAGACTGGTGCATGGTAGTTGGAGACAAAGAATGCGGACTAGATCCAGAAGTCCTGCCATTAACAAGTATTAATGAAAGAGGATTTGATGCGTTTGTATTCAATCCTATTAAAGGATTTAAATGCGAATATATGAGTATCGAAATCGTTAATATCTTCCAAGATGTTAAATGGTATTTTCCTAAAATGAAAAACGGACAACTGTTAACAGTACCGTTACATGATGGAGAAAATCCACCTTGTGTTTATTTTGTCAAAGAAGTTAGTAGACAGAGCGAAGTACTACAGTTACACAAAGTAATCTAATGCCTATACCATTTATGGACAACGATTCTTTCAAGCGCCGATGTATTGGTTGGAAATTAATATTTTGTCTTTGGCCTAGACGTTGTTTTTATACTGGTAAATATCTTTGGTTACAACTCGCATATAGAGGTACAGCAATGATTACTGGACCCGGTGAACCTATATTTGAAGATAGGTGGTGCGAAAAACGAGAATATCTTTTTTTAAAGATAAAAGGAATAGTATGAAAGTAGTAATATATCACGCAGAGGCAGGCGTGGCTAAAAAACGAAGAGAAGGCATATACAAAGAATTAACAGCCTTATTAAAAAAGAATGTTAACAGTTTTGGATTTCCCCTAATCCACCTAACAACTACTGGGCACGAAGGTTGGGGAGATGAAAACTATTTTTATGATCTCGATCCTGAATTGGTTAATTATAATCGAGAATTGTGTTATATAGACTTCTTAAAAAATTCTGCTAACGACACAGATGTTTATTGGTTTACAGAACCAGATTGGAGAATAAATCAACTATTTCCTCCGTTAGAAAACGACATAGATTTTCTTCTAAGAGACGATAGCGCACCACTTCATCCCGGTTGGAGATTAGCTAAAAGGTCAGCTCTACCGGTATTTGAAGAAACTTTAAAATGTTACGATCTTCGCCCTGATCAGAAAGTCTGGGGTGGTGATTCTACCGGACTTAGAAATCTTTATGATAATTTTGGCCGACCAACCAATACTATCAAAGCATTTGGTTGTTCAATAGGTTTTAGATATTATAAGAGTTATGGAATGAGAAAAGCAAAGTATACTCAACAGTTCAAAGCTGACCATAAAGAAGAACTTTTAGAAAGGTATGGAAAAGAATGAAAGCAGGAAAAGTTTGGGGTGTAACAGAATTGCTAGAAGCCAACGGTGTGCTAGAATTTCATCGCATCGAAGCTAAAGCAGGCGGAGTGTGTTCGAAGCACAAGCACAAGTATAAGTGGAATGGTTTCTTCGTCGAATCAGGTAAGATGATCATACGAGTATGGAAGAACAGCTACGACCTAGTAGACGAAACTATGTTAACAGCAGGTCAATATACTAAAGTTGCGCCTGGTGAATATCATCAATTTGAAGCAGTAGAAGATTGTGTCGCATTTGAATTGTATTGGGCAGAATTTGACCACGATGATATTGAAAGAGAATCAGTAGGATTTAGTAAATGATATTAAATGATCAGCCAAAGACATTTGTTATCGCTCTTAAAAATCATTCGATAAGTGAGAAACAACTATCAGATTGTTTGGAAAGTGCGAAAGAATTTAATTGGTCGATAGAAGTATTTTGGGGTACAGACGGTAGAACCCTTACAGAAAAATCCTGGAATGATATAGGAGTAACACCTTTATATCATAAAGGAAGTATGGACAGGCCCGGAACATGGGGATGTTTTTTCAGTCACTGGTACTTATGGAATAAGTGCATTGATATGAACGAGCCGATAGTCGTTCTAGAACACGATGCTATTATAGAAGACCACTGGAGAGTTTTTGATTTAAAATCATTAACTAAGCTTCATGAAAATTATTCTTTAAAGAAGCCGCACAAATGGGTCGATGAAGACAGTGGAGTTTGTTCGTCGTCTACTCACGCATATTGTATTTCGCCTAAGGCTGCTCAGAAAATGATTAAATTTTCTCAAAAAGTAGGTGCATTTGCAGCCGATAGAATGATTGGAGACAAAGTATTATCATTCGAACATTTAGATGGAAACAGTCTGGTAACTAGACAAAATAGTTATTCAACAACGGAGAACTTATGAAGATAAAAAATACAGTAATGAAAGATAAAAACTATAAACACTTGGGGGGCAATTTAGAAAACGGGGATCCTGATACGTTTTCTGAAAAAGTTTGGAAATATCTTTTAGAAGTTACAAATTCTAATAAAATTCTTGATTTAGGATCAGGTAGAGGATATACAAGCAAATGGTTTATCGATCACGGATTAACAGTTACAGCGGTAGACGGCCTTGAACAAAATGTTAGTACTGCTATAGTTCCTACTATATTACACGATTTAACTACTGGCCCTTATTTAAATTTAGTTGATTTGGTTATATGTGTTGAAGTTGTAGAACATATTGAAGAAATTTTTTTAGAAAATCTATTAAATTCACTCTCTAGCGGAAATTATATTTTTATGACTCATGCAGTACCAGGTCAGACCGGATATCATCATGTCAACTGTCAAAACAGTGAATATTGGATTAATCATCTAGCAAACAAAAATTTTAAATTATTAGAAACAGAATCTAATAAATTAAGAGAATTAGCAAAAGAAGATAATGCAAAATGGCTAGCACAAAATGGTATGATTTTTCAAAGGATCTAAAGTGTTTATACATACAGTGTATAAGTCAGAAGAAAATGTTGATTATTTAAAAGATTGGCTAGTCCATCATAGCTTAATCGGCATCGAACACTTCTATATGTATGATAATAGCGGAGCACATGATTATCCGTACGATCCGTCTTATATTGTTCCTTCCCATACAAACAAATACGGAGAACTTATTAAGTACACGGTAGAAGAAGCAAGGGAAAAACAACAAGAAATTTTTAAAGAGTTTCCAGTAACGGTTATTCCGTGGCAAAACAGAGATGCTAATGGTAAATTGCTATATTATCAGAAAGAATCTATTATTCATTTTAGCCAGTTAGTAAAAAAAGGATTATGCGCCTTTATAGATATCGATGAATTTATCATTAAAAAAGAAAATTTTAGAGTATCTAGAATGAATCAACGAAAATTTAAAGCAAGGCATCATTACAGTAGTGTCCACGACTGTCACGAATATTTTGATGTTGATACTACAGGTTGGGGGACAAAGGTTATTTTAGATATGGCTAATTTTCCATCTTCTAATCAATATAAAAATATTCACTTTGTACATCTCGATTTACCTGCGTCTGCCTCATATTTTAATCACTATAATCATTGCGAATCTGCTCATCAATGGCTTATTATGAATGGAAAAAATATTGATCCTGATTATAACAACATATATCAAAGATTAGAAGATACAGAATTAAAGAAAAAAATATGAATATAAAAGCCTTTACTATCAGAAAACCCAATGACGATTTGTCAGAAAGACTGTCAGACGAATTAATAGAATCTGGAAAACAGTTTGGTATCGCTATCGAAAAAGTTGATGGCGTATACGCTAACCAAGCAGAAATTATTCAGCAAAAAGGTCTGCATGTATTTGAAAAGATGAAGGAAGCAAAAAAACAAAACAAAGGCATGCAAGGCTGTTTTCTAAGTCATTATCAACTATGGGAACGCTGCTTAGAATTAAATGAACCTATTCTAATATTTGAACATGATGCATTGATCATTAGACCATTGCCAGACAATTTTCTTAACTTGTTCACACATCATGCGATATTAGATTATGCTTGCCATTATCCAGACTATGAAGAAATAGTTCTTCGTGACGGCCCGTTGAAGATTACAAATTTTCCGTTTATCGAAAATGTACCAGCAACATATAAGGGATTAAATTCCTCACACGTTAAGGGATCACACGCTCATGCAATTAAACCAGAGGGTGCTAGAACATTAATTTCTAATGTAAAAAAGTATGGATTTGTCGCATCTGACATGTGCGTTAATCAATTCTATACATCATATATAACCATTGACCCTATCATTGCTAGGGTTAATCCTTTCGTAAGTCAAAAGAATAGACATTTATCACATACAAAATCATGAAAATATTAATTACAGGAAATGCAGGATATATCGGTAGTCACCTTTCTAATATGTTGTTAGAAAAAGGAGGACACGAAATACACGGGTTAGATAAAAAGAAATCTCAAGTACCGTTGTATAAACATTATTATCAAGACATTAGAAATACAGAATGGAACATGCAGGATTCCTACGATTGTGTCATCCATCTTGCTGCGGAAGTATCTGTGAGCAGAAGTGTTGATAATCCTATATTATACTACACCACAAATACCATCGGTACTTTAAATGTTTTAAGAAATATTAAAACTAAAAGATTTATTCATGCCAGCACAGGTTCCGCAGGCCCGATGAATAATCCCTACGGTATCAGCAAACGCGGTGCCGAAGAAATTGTTGATCAATTCTGTAAGCAGAACGATATTCCATTTACAACATTTAGATTTTACAATGTCACAGGTACAGATGGCATCGAACCAACAAATCCAGACGGTTTGATGTGGAATCTAATGAACGCAGAAAAAACAGGTGTGTTCAATTTATTTGGCAATGATTATAACACCGAAGACGGTACCGCAGTGCGTGATTACACTCACGTAAATGAAATATGCAACGCTGTTTCACAGGCCATAGACCAATCAACTAACACCATAGAAAATCTAGGTCATGGTGTAGGCACTACTGTACAACAAATGGTTGATCTATACAAAAACATCAACAACTGCGATTTCAAAGTAAACATCTGCGATCGTCGAGCAGGTGATCTAGAACGAAGCGTTTTAGATAATCCTTCTAAATTTATGACCAAGATGTATACTATGCAGGATCTTTTAAAGGTGAGATAAAATGGGAAATTTAAAGCCGGGTGCAACATATATCTATGAACGAGCAGATGGCATCGTTTATCAAAGAGAATTTGGAGCTGATCCATCAACAAGAACTGAAGCGGGTTGGGACTATGATCCTAGAACATCAGACGGCAGACCGTTACATAATCATATAATGGATTCAAAACTTTGGGGCAATATTCATAGAGCTGCAAAGGAAAATCCCCTCTTGCAAGAAGCGTTAGATCGTGTTAAAATAATATACGAACTGAGCAGAGAACATGGGACAAAATAAACACGTAGACCTTTTCAAAGATATGATTCCTGCTGTAGATATGGGCTTAAAGGAATTATGGGATGCCGTCTCTGATGATGGTCGAAAAGAAATCAAAGGCGATCTATGGAACCTAAACAGATACATTAGTTCTGTAAAAAGTTCTAATAGAGAATTGCAGGAACATTTCTTATTGACCACTAACGAATTTTATAATAAGAATTGGAACGAGATACAGAAACATCCTAAGCTAGTCTGGCAGTCTCTGTGTCTATGTAGCCATGAAACTAAAAAGACCTACTTTCATGAGTGGGTTCCTTTGAAAAAAGAAAAGAACAAAAAAGAAGAATTCTTAGCAGGTTTATTTCCTAACATGAAGAGAGCAGACATTGAAACACTCGCAGCCATCACTACAGACAAAGAAATCAAGCGATATTGTGAGGACCTTGGTTGGGATAAAAAAGCGGTCAATGGAATTAAACTATAAGTGCGAATACTGCGGCAAGTTATTTGCTAAAGAAAAAACTCTGTTCATACATATCTGTGAACAGAAGCGCAGACACTTGAGTAAAAACGAGAAGCATGTTCAAGCAGGTCTTCTTACATTCCAACGATTTTATTCGATAACAAATAAAAATTCTAAAGCTAAGACTTTTGATGAATTTGCCAAAAGTCCTTACTATACTGCCTTTGTAAAATTTGGCAGCTTCATGATCAATACCGCTCCTATCTATCCAGAAAGATTTATAGACTTCGTAATCAAGAGCGGAGTTAAATTAGATCATTGGTGTCGTGACGAATTATATGACACATACATCAGCGAACTTATCAAGATAGAACCAGCCGATGGAGCCATACAGCGTAGCATACAGACTATGATGGATTGGGCTGATACTAATAAGGCAGAGTGGGAACATTACTTTGCCTATGTAAATCTTAATCGTGCTACACATGATATCAAAGAAGGGCTAGTGTCGCCGTGGATGGTATTAAATACCAAGAGCGGTAAAGAGATGTTGCAGAGATTAAATGACGAACAGTTAGATATAATTGCTCCGATAATTGACCCACAGTTCTGGATGAAAAGATTTAAATCATCGCCTGCCGATTTAGAATTAGTAAAAGACATTGTTAAAGAGGGCAAAATACTATAATGCCAAAAAGACCAGAACCCGAGATTCAAGAAGAAGAATTAAAAGAAAACGAAGAGTTCATTTCGAGGGACGACATTGACATTGAAGTCATGCACACCATGGATGATGAACCAGCTGTTTATGTAAAATTTACCGGTTTCGATGATGAAGAAGATGCTGAAGACTATGCACAATTCTTAGCAGAAACTTTGCCATTGTTGTTGTTTGAAAGCACGAGATTACAGTAATGCCAGATATAGATATTGATTTTGTAGACAGAGAACAGGCATTGAATTTATTCAAGCATGTAGTTGCCAGTCGAGTTGACAGCGATGAATTGGTCAAGCATAATACTGGCATATATCTACACGAAGTTCCAGTTAATGCGAAATCTAATCTATGTGCTGTGCCGTATGAACAGGCAGAAGATCAAGGCTTCTTTAAGATAGATTTTCTAAACGTAGGTTTGTACAAAGGTGTTCGCAATGAAGAACATCTCATTCAACTAATGGAGACTGAACCACTATGGGATCTACTGTTAGACGACGCATTTATCCAGAACCTATTCCACGTGAATGGGCATGGGTCTATTCTGAGACAGATGGAACCAAAAAGTATAGAACAATTGGCAGCGGTATTGGCGATGATCAGACCCGCGAAACGCTCGCTGATTGGGAAAGATTGGACTACGGTGATGAAGGAAGTTTGGACGAAACCGGACGGTGACGAATATTACTTTAAGAAATCACATGCCACAGCCTATGCTGTCGCGATTGTCGTTCAGATGAATTTAATATGTGAACAAATTAGTTACGGGTACTTATAATATGAATCCAAAAGGCGGCACCGAGCTATTAAAAGAAAAGCTCTTAGAAAAAGTACCTGCAGAATTATTTGATGGTATAAATCTAATAACCAGCATCTGCGATGAATCGATGTTGGATCCTACAAAAATAAATGTGATGTGGCAGCATCTGAGTTACGATCAACCTAACGTAACAAAAATGACTGATAAAAAATTCACAGACAAAGTTGATTATTTTGTTTATGTGTCACACTGGCAGCATGAAAAATTTAGATATAAATTCAACACACCGTTAAGCAGATCTAAAGTAATTAAGAATGCTATTGAACCAATACCTTATAAAGAAAAACCAAAAAAAATCAAACTAGTATACAGCTCTACACCGTGGCGAGGCCTTGAAGTTTTATTGCGAGCCTTTGAAGTGTTAGACAGAGATGATGTCGAATTAGATGTATATTCGTCAACGATTATCTATGGCAGTGACTTTCATAAAGGTGCTGATCAACATTACAAGCATCTCTACGATAAGGCAAAATCAATGAAGAATGTTAACTACAAAGGTTATGCATCTAATGAAGAAGTTAGAAAAGCATTGACTGAGGCACACATTCTAGCCTATCCAAGTATCTGGGAAGAGACCAGTTGTCTATGTGCTATCGAAGCTGCTATGGCAGGGTGTTCAGTTGTAACTACCAACTACGGTGCGTTATATGAAACACTCGGTGAATGGGGAACGTTTGTAGAGTTCAACACTGATGGTGATGAATTAGTTAAAAATTATGTGGAAGTGTTGAATAAAGAGATTGATAATTTTTGGTCTACTTCAACGCAACAGCGTCTGTTAGATCAGCACGTTTATTTCACGAATTTTTACACCTGGGATAAACGAGCCCAAGAATGGATTGAATTCTTAACTAAGATCCAATCAAGTAGGTCTTCTAACTAACGTAATCGACTTACGTTTAATTCTCTTTACGATAATATCGTTTAAGCTGGTACAAGGACCGAACATTATTTTAACGTCTTTGGTACTGAAGTTTTTAATAGCATAGCGGAATTCTACTATTTCTCGATGTAGGAAAATGTTAATAGGAATCTGTCTATTTGATTCCCACCACCATGCTTCGCCTAGTTCTAAAAATCGTGATTTTTCTTCATCTGTACGGATACTTGCATAGTCGTATAGGCTGGTGATTTGGGCATCTTGGTTTATAATTATACCCACGTATTCTCTATCTACGTGGTTAATAACGCTTATAAACGGAAAGTTTTCTTGTAGGTTTTCTGTAATCCGCATTTTTCAAATAAATATCATAAAGGGTTGCTAATGTATGCAAACAATTTCAGTTTATTTATATCCAAATAGAGTCCGAGCATTTTCTAATGCCTTAGCTTCCTCACAAACAGAGAGGTATCGTAACGTGTATAATCGCAATTTAAAGGTGTATCGCGGCGCCGACAATCGTTTAGAATTAAGAATAATGAACTCCGATCAAAAGCCCAGGGATATTACTGGACTAACAATCGTATTTAATCTGGTTTCAAGAGACACCCAAGAGCTGGTAATAAAACGTGATTGTACAGTACAGAGCATCGCAGACGGCAGAGTTGCCGTGACAATAACTGAAGCAGACTTGATGGATATCCAACCAGGCTTCTATCAATATTCAATCACTGGTGAAACTAGAGTTGGCAGCAATCCTTATACCGTTTCTAGTAGAGTACCCTTGTACATTGACAGCCAATATGGTGTTAATGCCATTATCGAAGTTATGCCAGGAATTTCCGGTGAGCCTCAAGAAAGTAACACCATTAGCGAATTTAGAAAAGTTGTTATATACGAACAGCATCCTCAAGTTGAAACACACTATTATAGCAGTGTAATCGATGCCAATCCAGAAACATCTGTGCCACAATCGTTACATTCGTTTCAATTCTATCTAACCAATTATACTGGTGAAATTAAAATAGAAGGCAGTCTAGAAAAAGGTGGAGATCCGTTTTTCTGGTCAACTGTTGATACCTTTAATTTTACCAATCAAGAATCGTTCTTCCATCATGTAACAGGTAAATGGAATTATTTTAGAATTTTCCACAAACCGACTACAGGAAATGTTGACAAGATAGTTTACCGATAGTATAATTTGTTTATGACTCTGGTCGTAGACAAATTTCGCTCGCTGATCCCACCACGTGCTAAAAGTAGCCCTAGTGGTTGGACATCATTCAACGCACCCTGTTGCCAGCATCGCGGGCATAGTCCGGATACTCGTAAAAGGGCAGGCGTTCGCTTTGACCAAGGCATCGTCTATAATTGTTTCAACTGTAAATTTAGCACAGGCTGGCAACCAGGATCACCGATTGGTGAGAAAATGAAAACCCTGTTACGCTGGATGGGTGCCAGTGAAGATGCAATTAAAGAAATGGTATTCGAAGCACTTAAAACTGAAGGTGAAGAATACAAGCCCGAACAATATCAAGCTAAAGTAGAATTTGAAGAGAAGCCATTACCGGAAGATGCGTTACCTATCAGCGAATGGGCTAATCAATCTTCTGCGCTATTAACTGATCTAGGACCTGTAGTAGAATACATTGTTGATAGAGGATTTGATCCAGCATCAGATAATTTTTATTGGAGTCCATCTTCCGGTTACACTGATCGTGTGATCATTCCGTTTAGATGGCAAGGACGCATTGTAGGCAATACTGCTCGCAAGGTCAGAGACGGTAGACCTAAATATCTATCAGACCAACACCCGCATTTTGTTTTCAACTTTGATAGCCAAACAGAAGATCAGAAGTATATATTTGTATGCGAAGGTCCTTTTGACGCACTGGCTGTAGACGGTGTTGCCCTACTAACTAACGAAATTTCCGATCAGCAGAGTAGAATAATTAACAGTCTAAATACCAAAGTAATCGTGATCCCAGATCAAGACAAAGCAGGACTGGTTTTGTTTGATCGAGCCGCTGAACTAGATTGGGCAGTAGCCATGCCTAACTGGGATGATGATGTCAAAGACTGTGCAGACGCTGTGCAACGATACGGCAAATTATTTGTGATCGTTGATGCCATAATGACCGCACAACAAGGTGCCATTAAGATCAATATGGCCAAGAAAAGAATGGAACAAAAATTAGAGAGATTGTCTTATGCAGAAAATAATTGATATATTGTTATGGCCTTATAGAAAGATCAAAGACTATTACGAATTCAAAAAGAAAATGAAAGAATTACGGAAGAGAGATCCTTTTATCTACAAATGATTACCTGGGGAATTAGTGCAAACAGCCATAACGCTGCATTGGCTGTATTTGAAGATAATGAAATTTTATTTGCCAGCGACTCTGAACGTTTTAGTAAAATAAAAAACGATCCAAACCTACATCCGGAGTTGGTAGCCTATGCACGAAGATTTGGCGAACCCGATCTAGTATGTTGGTACGAGAAACCTTGGTTAAAAACTCTAAGACAGTTATATGCGGGCCAAGGTCTTAACAATAATAATGTAAAAACATATCTAAAAAAGTACGGAATCACAGCGCCAATTAAAACTCTTCATCATCACGAGAGTCATGCTGCTGCCGGATACTATACCAGCAATTTTGATGATGCCTGTGTGGTAGTTATTGATTCCATCGGAGAATTTGAAACTATCACAGTATGGAAAGGCGATAACGGAAAACTGACAAAACTATTCAGTCAGTCATATCCAAACAGCATAGGCCTTTGGTATTCGGCGATGACACAACGTTGCGGATTAAAACCCAATGAAGAAGAATACATTCTAATGGGTATGGCAGCGTATGGTGATGCCAATAAGCTGAATCTAAAAATATCCAAAGACTTTATAAAAAGTTTCGAAACATTTGAGTTTAATAAAAATCTACATCGCGGCTGCAAAGATTGGGCGCCGGAGATAACTGAAGTATTTGATATCGCTGCATCTACGCAGAACGTATACGAGCTGTTGTTTGATCGAGTGTTAAACAAAGCTCGTACAATGGTTTCATCGCCTAATCTTGTGCTCATGGGCGGCTGTGCTCTAAACTGTTCAGCCAACCCTATCGCCTTTAGATACTTTGAACGAGTTTGGATCATGCCGGCCCCGGGTGACAACGGATCTAGTATCGGCAGTGTTCTAGCACATAGGAAGAGAGCAGCTAATTGGAGAGGACCATATCTAGGCTATGATATGGGCTACAAAACTGATAACGCAGAGATTGTCGATTATCTTATCGAAAATAAAATCTGTGGCCTGGCTAGAGGTCGTGCAGAATTTGGACCTAGAGCATTAGGCAATAGAAGTCTGTTAGCAGATCCCAGAGATCCTAAGATCAAAGACCTCGTAAATGATATTAAACAGCGAGAAAAGTTTAGACCGTTCGCTCCTGCGATATTAGAAGAACACGCCAAAGACTACTTTGAAATGCCAACAATATCAACACCTTACATGCAGTACACCGTGAAATGTAAGCAGCTAGACAAGTTTCCTGGAATTGTACATGCAGATGGTACTAGTCGTGTACAAACAGTCAATAGATATGGAAATCCTGAATTCCGTAGATTATTAGAAGAATGGTACAAGCGAACCGGCTGTCCGATGTTGTTGAATACCAGTTTGAATATCAAAGGCCAGCCTATGGTAAACGATCATGCCGATGCAAAGAACTGGAGCCAGGCCTATGGTTTACCTGTGTTTAATTAGAATGTATAATATAAAATATGATTAAAGATTACGGATACGAAGTACAAAAACTATATCTCGAACTGATGCTGGCAGATGCCGAAGTGTTTGTTCGTTGTCAAGGCATTTTCGATCATTCACTGTTTGATCGCAAACTGCAAGATGCCGCTGAGTTTATCAATGTCTATGCCAAAGAATATTCAGTGCTGCCAGACTATGAAATGGTCAATGCATCATGCAGATCTGATCTCAAGCGTCCAGAAGATATCAAAGAAGGTCACTTAGATTGGCTCATGGATGAATTTGAATCGTTCACGAGACACAAGGCCATCGAGCGAGCGATTATCGCCAGTGCGGATCTATTAGAAAAACATAACTATGGTGAAGTAGAATCGCTGATCAAAGAAGCAGTACAGATTGGTCTTGCTCGTGACATGGGCACAGACTACTTTGAAGATCCTAGAGGAAGATTGCTGGGACTCAAAGATAAGAATGGTCAGATCTCAACGGGTTGGCCCTGTATGGATCGTAAACTGTTTGGAGGTATGAACCGTGGTGAGCTTAATATTTTTGCTGGCGGTAGTGGTGCAGGTAAATCGTTATTTCTCGCGAACCTTGGTGTTAACTGGGCATTGGCTGGGCTGAATGTAGTTTATCTAACACTGGAACTTTCAGAAGCATTAGTCAGTATGCGTATTGACTCGATGGTCACAGGTGTGTCAACGAAAGAGATTTTCAAAGATCTTGATGATGTTGAAATGAAAGTAAAGATGATTGGCAAGAAAGCAGGTATGCTACAGATCAAGTACATGCCCAGTGGTAAAACAGTCAATGACATCCGAGCATATATCAAAGAATATGAGATACGCTGTGGCAAGAAAGTAGACGTATTGTTGGTAGACTACATGGATCTGCTGATGCCAATCGGTAAGAAGATCTCAGCAGAAAACCTGTTCGTCAAAGACAAGTATGTGTCAGAAGAACTTAGAAATCTTTCCATGGAAAAGAAAGTGTTGTGTGTGACAGCGGCACAGTTGAATCGTGGTGCTGTAGAAGAAGTAGAATTTGATCACAGTCATATTTCAGGCGGATTAAGTAAGATTCAGACAGCGGATAACGTGTTTGGTATCTTTACATCAAGAGCCATGCGTGAGCGTGGACGTTATCAAATCCAGTTGATGAAAACTCGTTCATCCAGTGGTGTAGGACAAAAGATCGATTTAGAATTCAACATCGAAAGTCTGCGCATCAGCGATCTGCCAGAAGAAGAGCAAGAAGGCAACGGTGCTATCAGCAGAGGTGCTAGCTCAATCATTGACAGCATCAAGCGTAAAACTGAAGTACAGCAGAGAGAAGAACCCACTGATGGTGTTCCTGTAGGCAAAGTCCGTGCAGAAGTACAGAGCAGTAAGCTACGCGAAATCCTCAGCAACATGGGTAACGATGAAGAATAAAAGAGTAGAATTGTTGGGCTGGTTTCCAGAAGAGGGCGAAAACATCGAAATTGATTGGCCCAAGGTACACAAGACCATAGGCATAGATCATACCAGTTGGTTATTAAAGCAGCCCCAAGAAAAGTGCCAACTGTTTATAGAACGTATAGATTCTAAATGTCGTTTAATCGCAGAATTCTACGACGAGCAAACTCTATTAACATATCACCTAATGTGGGCTAAATAATGGATGCGAGCAAAAGAATTTATCGTAGAAAGAACACTGGCACAGCGTAAATCGGCTGTGCTGCCCACTACCAAGGCCTATCCCGGGATGCCTTCGTCTAATCCCTACGAAATTTATAGGTTTGGTATGGCTATGGCCAATCATGAAATGCGACATGCAGACGGTCCTACTAGCAATCATGCAGTTATAACAACTTATACTCCCGAAGAAGATCAGATAGTCACGGCAGCTGAACGAAAAACTGGTCACAAGGGGCAACTGGTAGCAGATCGAAAGAGTCACGAACCCGATAATACAGGCATACAGAGCCCTGTGGCACAGTCCAAACGTAATCGCTACGGAGTTTGATATGAGATTGAGAGAACTAAGCGAAAGCACTGTGGTCACTATCAACAAGCAGTTGAATCCTAAGATCTGGCAGGATCAGCGATTAGATCCTGAAGTGATACGCAAACTCAAAGACATCGCCAAGGCCTTTGAAGAATTCGTGGGCATAGAACTAGATGTCATAGACTACACAGTCACAGGTTCAAATGCCAACTATACCTGGACAGAATATTCAGATCTAGACCTACACCTGATCATACCCGGCACTCCCACAGAAGAGCAGCGAGAGTTATTTTCAGCTAAAAAGGCCCTATGGTCAGAGCAGCATACGATCACTATCAAAGGCCTGCCCGTGGAAACTTACATACAGGGCGAAGACGAACCACACCACAGCACAGGTGTTTATTCAATCATCAAGCAGAAATGGTTGGTAGAGCCCAAGAAGGTCAAACCCAAGGTAGACGATGCCGCAGTAGAAGCCAAAAAAGATTCAATCATGCGTGACATAGAAACTGCCATGCTCAGCAAAGATCTTGATAAACTACGTCTAGTCAAGGACAAGATCACTAAGATGCGTAAAGCGGGTCTGGCTCGTGCGGGAGAGTGGTCAGTGGAAAACCTAGTGTTTAAGATACTTAGAAACCTAGGTCTTATAGATCAAATCACAGAAAAAATAAGAGAGCTGGAAGATTCCGAGCTCTCTCTAGAACAACAAGATAATCTATTAGATTAGTCGTTGCGTTGACCAAATAGCTGTAACAGGCTAAGGAAGATGTTAATAAAGTTCAAGTACAGTGTTAGGGCACCTAGAACTTCTTCTTTGCCGTCATTTTCATAGCTGACCATTTCACGGATACGCTGTGTGTCATAGGCAGTCAAACCCAAGAACACTATGATAGCGATCGCTGAGATCACCATGGCAAACACCGAACTGCCAATAAAGATATTGATGATGCTAGCGATAATGATAGCGATCAAACCCACGAACATAAACTGCCCTACGCTGGTCAAATCCTTCTTAGTGAAATAACCATAGAAGCTCATAGTGGCGAACAACACAGCCGCAGCCATGAACGCTGACACTATGCTGCCCATGTTATAGATCACGAATATAGTGGCAAAGCTCAGTCCCATCAGAGCAGCAAAACCATGCAGGAATAGCTGTACAGCGGATTTGCTCATACGATCAAAAGCAAAAGATCCCGCTAGGATAGCTACCAAAGGCAGGAACACTACCACCCATTTCATAGCACCCGTGAAGAAAAATGCCATTAGAGCAGGGCTACTGGCCACCAATAAGCTGACCACCATCGAAGTGACCACAGCCAACATCATGTTAAAGTACACACGGCCCATGGCAGAGTTGATCTGGCTAGCAGAACGAGTTACACCCACGGACATCACTGATTCAAACATTTTGGACTCCTTGAAGTTGTTAATAATATTATTATACAGTAAAATATTTACTCAGTCAATGGCCAAATGTTCCTAGAATAGGGTTTTTTGTGCCATTTAATAAAT